TTAGTCTTTTTTGATAGCGTTTTTATTCTGTCGGTACTGGTCGATAACCGCCTGCATATCTTGTATCAGGTTAACGTGTAGATTTGCAGGCTCCTTCCCCGTAGTTAAATATTCGACTGTCGTTCCTAAAACCTGGGCTATTTTCTGCGCTTCGTCTGCCCTGGGAAGATTTTCGCGCCTGCGGTAGGAGTTATATGCTCCTAAAGAAAGCCCTGCCTGGTTCACGACGTATTCGATAGTCAGATTGCTTATCTTGGCAAGGGATTTCACCCTTTCGTAAAAGTCAATATAGTCCATGGGCTAAGTATATTCAGAAAATATTGCTTTTACGCCAAATTAGCCATTGACTTTTGAACCCATAGGCTACAATAATAGAGAATGATATTGCCGAAAGGCGATATTGCCGCCCACGTACATGTTGTTCTTCCACAAAGGGACATTGTAACAGGGCGGCTTTTTTATTTGTCCTTATACTTGTCAATAACCGCCTGCATATCATCAAGAAGACTATCCGGCGTATTCTCCGGATGTTTCCCAGATAATAAATATTCTACAGTAGTCCCCAGGGCCTTGGCGATCCGGTAGGTTTCATCTCCGCCTGGGAAGGTTTTTCTCGTTACCATTCCGCGGAAGGTTGGGTACGGGATATCACATTCTTTGGCTATGGCTTCCTGTTTTGTTTTCTTGACCTTAATTAGGCGGTTTACACGTCTCCAAAAGGACGCAGCATCAATATCCATGGTGTAATCTTGACATGAAAAGGGTTGTTTTATATGGCTTTTCTATTTTGTAATAGTTTTATATATGGGTAAAAATACCGATAATGTTGTAAATATGCAACTTTTGTAAATTATTCATTTATTCAGAAGCAGTGGGGGTCGGAAATGGAATGATTTTTCGGAAACCTGGCATATTGTCCCATTTTGCGGTTAATTCAGGTTTCTCATTATTATGGTTAAAGTTTCTATAATATCCAAAATGCACTATGTTTTCCTGCCGGGAATCTCTTATGTGCCTGTCATGGTTTTTTCTAAATCGTCTGACAGGGCTGCTTCATAATCCTTATTAGCTCTGATTTTTATAATTTCGCTAACCTCTTCAAAAACGCTTAACTTTGTTGATACAAGGTAATTGGTTGCCTCAGTAATTGTAAAGTCGTTTGTCTCCGCATATATGGCAACGGCCTTTTTAATGGACGGATCTAGCTTAACAAAACTGCCGTCCAGGTATTCTTCGAGGGCCTGGATAAGCTCTTTTTTTATAGTCCACTTATTTTTTTTTGCTGACTCCGAAAGGGCTTTGTGTAATGAAACCGGAATATCGTAAGAAATAGCCTGTACTTTTTTTTCTTCGCCGTTTGTTTTCATGCCTTAATTATCGGCTAAATACTAGCAATATACAAGCAAAATACCATAAAAAAATTAAAAAAACCCAACAAACGTCTAGTAAAAATAAAAAATAATCGAATTTTCTCATTTTTTTTGCCTGTGCCGCTTGACAAACTAGCCAGAAACTAGTAATCTGCTAGTAATTGACAAGTACCCTTGCGGCGACAGGGAGGTTGAGGGAATTGCTACAGCAGGGATCGCCGTTCCTGCATCCCGAAAGGGTGTGGCAATTCCCTTTTTTTATCGGAGGAAAAAGTGGCAAAGACCAGGGCAAAAAAAGAAGAACCAGAAAAGGTAAAGGTTGCATGGATTATCCCCACTGCTTTGAAACAAAAACTTTCAGAGCTGGCTCTTGCTGAAAGGCGATCCGTGAACGCCCAGCTTATCGTCTTGTTGGAAACTGCCATTCATCTCAAGGAATCAGAGGTTGCTTAATGAAGAACCAAAAAACGCAAGGTGAAGAAAAACCTGTCCGCGGGGAGCTGCTCGTTGTTAATGAAGCCTATAAATATTCCGGCCTTGGAAGAACAACTTTTTATGACTGTCTCAAAAAAGGAGAGATTCCTTATTTCCATCCGCCTCGGGGAAGGATGCTTGTTGACACAGCAGACATTGACGACTGGTTACGCAAATACAAAGTACAAGCCGGCGAGCCGGTAAAAATATGAGGAGGTGCCAATGAAATAATGTTGACGTTTTTTAATGGCGGGGTTTCCAAGCCACGAACCTTGGCCCCGCCACATTTCAAATCTATGGGAGGGAACGATGAAAATTTTTAGTAGAGGCTTCATTTACCGCACGGGAGTGAGGATTAAAGATTTTGGGGAGCGTGTCGGCCATGTCAAAATCCGGAACGTTTTTATTTTTCATGGACTTTCGGGCTGGATAGTAAATTGGGGTTTGAAAATGAAAGAATCCGTTTTCAGCAGCCCCATATCAGAACTGTAAGCATGAGAAAAGTTTTGTATCAGTTGTTTGTAAACGGCATACCAAAGGCACAGCCCAGGCCGCGAATGACAGCAAAAGGCCATGTCTATAATCCCAATTCTGCGGACGCATGGAAGGAAGAAATCAAAAATGTTTTCCGGCCTGTGTTAAAGCAAACAATTGATGAGCCTGTTTTTCTGCGGGTTAGTTTTTTTCTGCCGGGTAAGACATCCAGTGTTTCAGAACAAAACATTCCGTTTGAAAAAAAACCTGACCTTGACAATCTTCTAAAGGCAGTTATGGACGCCATGACCAATATAGGAGTTTGGAAAGACGATGCGTTGGTATGCGCAACAGATACAAGCAAATGGTACGCCAAGAAAAAAACTGGCGCCCAAATCATTGTAGAGATTTTTTAAGGAGAGGAAAAAATGAGCAAGGTAGTACAAAATCAAAAACCGACGTTTGAAGATATTCAGCCGGTTATTGATGAACAGATTGTGGAAACTGTCCACAATATTTTTGAATCGGTCATTGGGTTAAATCCCCTGGATGATCTTTTTATGGATTTAGCCAATCGGCTTATTGAAGATCTCAAGGCGAATTCTCTTTTGGATTTTAACCTTGAACTTACTGATGATCAAAAGGATCAGCTCCGTAAGGCTGTTAAGAATAAAGGCCAAGAAACAGTACAAAATTACAAGGCTAATCTTTCCAGTGATATACGGACAAAAACAGTTTACGGTCTTGTAAGAGAAAAAACGACCGAAATTGCGGACGCTGTTCTTTCTTCTATCGGGCAGGAAATTAACCGCGGCGCCGTAATAGATGCTCGTGCGGTCCAGGCCAATTCAAAAAATGACAAGTACGATGAAGTCCTTTTAAGAAAAAGCAAACATTCCGGTGATATCACAATCCCCACAAGCGTAATTGTCCTGTCTACAAATTGCGTAGATGTAATTAAAGCGTCATGTCAGCAAGCGAAAGACGGCGAAGATCCGGAAGCAGCCGAAGGGGACGCTGCGGATAAGCCTAAAAAACCCAGAAAGAAAAAGGGCAAATAAAAATGATTAAGACCGTTGGTGAATTCGTCAGCCTGGTAGAAAAAATGCGCAATGCGCAAAAGCACTATTTCCGAAGTCGTGGAATCAGCGAGCTTAATGTTTCAAAGGCTCTGGAAAAGCGGGTTGACGATGAAATCAAAGATTATTACAGGCGCCAGGCTGAAAAGAAACAGCCTGGTTTGGGAATAGAAACATGAAACAGTGGGGTAAAGCAGCGGCAGCTTGCATGGCTCATAACCATGATGTCGGAGGTTCGAATCCTCCCCCCGCTAAAACCCTTATACGCATGTGGCAGTTAAGCTGTCTATTTGTGCAATTTGTTGTCGGTGTGTGTTGCACGGAGAAACGTAAACCGTCGAAACGGGTAGCAGTCGGTACGCGGACTGTCCGGGGTGGGTGTAGCGGAAGCCATTGGTCTGAACGGTGTTTCGGCCCGGCAGATCAATGGTGTTTTTTTTGGCCTCAAGGGCATTTCTGGACGCAGTTCCCCTCCCAAATCACTGCGAACAGAGCCCTTCCCGGCAGGGTAAAGCCGGGACTTGAATCGGTTGTCTAGTGGTAAGACATGGCGGGTTTTGGTCTCCTTTACTGCCATACGATGGTTCGATTCCATTCCGGTTCATCCAAATTTTTTATGGAGTAATTTGTGGAAGAACTTAAAACAATGTCCGAAGCGGTGCGAAAGGTAATCGAGGATTATCCTGCAGGGCATCAGTTTCACGGCAACCAGTTACACGATGATGTCGCTATGCTCTACACGCCTGCCAGAACCATGTATACGGATACGTTAATGCGAATGATGCGCCGGCATTGCAGTCATCAATATATAACCGTTGACCAGAACAAAAGTCTCTATGAAAAAAAAGAGTACAGAACGATAGTCAAACAGCCAGAAAAAACGGCTCCGGAAATAGAAAAAAAACCTGTCATTCCAACAGGGGTTTTGAAGCAGGGAGAGCTACCCCTTTTTAGTCATGGTTTTTTGGTGTTTTTTTTGGTTGTTTTTTTCGGTTTGACCTTGGGCTTAGAAACTGGTTTTGCCTCGACTTTTGGGCGTCCTCTTGTACCCCCTTCCCGAATGGCTTCCAGATCAGGTCTTAAGTATACACCTGCAGTGCCTATGAACATGAAGGGTTCTCTTTCAAATCTTTGTAGCCTTTTGTTTACTGCCTCTGATGATATTCTCAATTCCTGGGACATGCTCAAAACGGTAAAAATTTCGATTTTGACCCGTGTTTTACAAGAGGGGCAAATAAGTGTATATCCTTCGATTTCCATATATATAAGTCTACGGCAGAATCACTATATAAATCAAGTGGGAAACGGTAAAAATGTCCAAACTTTTAGACTTTTTACTATGCAAATGTATAGTAAAAAAACGGTCAAAATGTCCAAACTCTTGGACATTTTCCTATACATTAGTATAGTAAAAAATCAAAAAATTTACGATTTTTCAGAAATTTCTTCAAAAAACCTTGACTATCCCCCTGGGCTAGTATATTCTATAAATGTCCAAACTTTTGGACAATTAAGAAAACAGACCCCGGTAATACCGGAGGCTGAAAGGCACCCTATAGGGGCCGAAGGAGAATTTTATGAGAGAACGGGAAACCGAGTCAAAACTTGACAAAGCCTTTGCAAATGAACTAGCAAAGGTCGGTAACGGAAACGGAGGGCGTGAACACAGATTTGCCCTCATGGAAGAACTAAAACTTTGCTCTGATTCACTTGGCGATCGTTATAACTTCGATATTCATGTCCAAGGATACGGAAGAATTAAAGTTGCACTTTGCGTCGCTGCCACAATTCTAAAACAGGTTCATAGACATGAAAATCCAGCAATAACATGGGCGCAATCTGTAATGAGTTTATGGACAAATCGAAGTGATATTTCCAAAGCAATTATCAACATTCACCCTGCCATTTTGGATGGTTACTTCCGGAAATTAAGAAGATTTACGGAGGTATCTGCATGATAACAAAAGAACACTTTGAAAGGTATGTCGGTATCTGTGATGCGGATCCATTAGACCATGGTACTTTTCTGAAAAACTTTGCCAAAAAATTGGAGTACGAAAACACCGCAGATTTGGAAGAGGATATGTACATCTATGGTGTGTTGTTTGGCAATAGCGAAGTCGTCAAGCAGTTGTATCAAATGACTGATGATGAATTAGAAGCAGAGCGAAAAAACTGGGCTGATGAAGCTGGAAGGTTTGAGGTATCAAAATGAGTATCGCAGATTTTGACAAATTGATTGACAGGCTGAAAGAGAACGTAAAAGAAGGCAATGTGAATGCCGTTCTATTACAGATTATGGATATCGCTGAGGTAGCTCAGAAAACGAACAAAAAAGGGCTTCAGTTTATATTTACTACTTTGCGATTCAAAGCAGAGAAGGATTAAAGGAGTAAACAATGTTGAAAAAAGAAATCAAAGAGATAGTGATTAACCTGCTGGATGATGAAGAGCATCCCGCCGATGTGTACGAGGATCTGGCTGACCAGTATGGCAACCTGCGCAAGAACGACATTTTCGAATTCATTGCCAGGGAATATGTAAGAAGAAATCCGGAGGCAACAAAATGATAAACGTAACACTTACAATCCGAAGTGAAGAACACGCCAATGCCCTGGCTTTATACCTTAAGCGCATGACCTATGAGGACGCTTTAAGAAGAACAGATTGCGGTTATAGCGACGAGGACCGCAAAGAACAAGCGTACACATTTCTCAATGCAATAAATGATGTTCAAGATTGCCTTGCTAATGCGGGGTACTCTCCCCGATAACCTGCCCTGACGAGACCCGGCAAGGCTCCGGGTCGAAACCGCCCCTCCTCCAGGGCGGTCGGCGATTAGCCTCCAGCGCCTAGCGTTGGAAATAACAAACCATGTTAAGGAGTTTTACCATGGAAAACAAGAAAGATGCGAAAGCAAAGAAAGAGAAGAAGTTCAACAGCGAAAGGGTTGCCCGGAATGTAAAGAGTTCCCTCAAGGCAGTTTTCCCCAACGAAGCATTTGTTGTTTCGTCCCTTGTGGAAAAAGTAGAGGTACTTTACCCCGCTACATCCAAACTGACTACTGTCGAAGTCAGCACCTTCAAGTCCGTATTCTGCACCTTGTCAAAAATCAAGAAGGAAGAACTTGCATTTTCTCAGTACGAGAAAAAAGCAGTCTAACAAAAAACATTTGCCCGGGGAAACCCGGGCAGAAAGGAGAACACATGAAAGCAGGTAGAACGCTGCAAGAATTGGCCATTGAAATTGAACGACAAAACGAAGTCAAGCGAGACTATATCGCAAATACCGCCCAGATGCGGATGTCTGTTTCTGAACCGTTGGAAGGTTTTGTTGAAGATGATCCCGGTGTGCGGTTTCCCCGGCTGGAGATACAGGGCATGGAGCCATTTAAGATTAACGGCATAGCCCATGACCAAATCGGTACAAAGCTAGGCATTCCGTCCCGGTACTATGACCGAATGCTGAAAGAAGAACCGGAGCTGCTGGCAACCAACGTAAACCGCTGGTTTGAAAAAGAACCGACACAGCGCATGGTACGCACCCTGGACGGAACAGCCAGGGCGTTTCTTTCCGAAAGGTACCGCAGAATTGACAATCACGAAATTGCCCAGGCCGTGCTTCCTATGATAGCGGACATGAAGGGCGCCAATGTAGAGAGCTGCGAAATCACAGAAAAGAAAATGTATCTCAAAGTGATAAACAAAATGGTCCAAACCGAGATCGTCAAAGGCGACATCGTACAATCCGGCCTGATTATTTCTAACAGCGAAACCGGGCATGGTTCCGTAAGCGTTCGGCCAATGATTTATCGGTTGGTATGTTTGAACGGCATGATTGCCGCTGATGCCGGGCAGAAGAAGTATCACACCGGGCGGGTGAACGAGGGTGATGATAATTTTGAAATCTACCGAACAGAAACAATTCAAGCCGACGACAAAGCATTCATCATGAAGCTTCAAGATATCGTTCGGGCTTCCGCTGATTCAATCCAGTTTGAACGTATCGTTACTGCAATGAAAACCGGTACCACAGCGAAACTTACAGGCGAGGTTCCGGCAGTGGTAGAACTTGCGTCAAAGAATTACGGCTTACTGGAACACGAAGGAAAGAGCGTTCTTGAACACCTTATCCGCGGGGAAGATTTGTCTTTATATGGATTGGCAAATGCAGTTACCCGGCAGGCCCAGGACGTTGATAGTTACGACCGCAGTACCGAGCTGGAAATGACAGCCTGGCAAATACTGAATATGTCCCGCCGGCAATGGGAAAGTTTGAACGCCGCATGAGAATAATAATCTGGAAGCCGAGATTTCGGCTTCCAATTTTTATCAAACAAAAAATATGCGAATGCATATTAAAGAATTATATAGGGTATAGCAGTTACAAGTTTTATATCCATTTTGACTACATGAATCGCAAAACCGGATTTTATTCCGGTTTTGTTGATACTTGGCAGGGCTGGAGAGTAAACCGGCGCCGTGATGAAAAGCGGCGCAAATATTTTAGAGTGCAGGTTGTGGAATGAGAGAAATGAATCAGCATATAAAAGATTTTGTTAAAATTTTAGAAAGCATTAAACCTTCAAAAAATAATTACGAAGTTTTCAACGACTGGCTTGTTATGTCAGCCGCTTCTCTTTACTCATGGAAAAAAGATCAGAAAGTAGAAGGCGAATATTTAGAAATTGCAAATCAGTACAAAAAAGAAGAACTGGAGAAACATAGCGAATTACTTTTTATTGTTGTAGAGGCCTTGGAAAAAACAGAACAGGATGTTCTTGGCGAAGTTTTTAATGCCCTGGGCTTAACCAATGCAAGAACAGGACAGTTTTTCACGCCATATCACATATCAGAAATGATGGCGCAAATAGTTATTGGTGATACTGTTCTTCCGGACAATAAATTGCTGCGAATAAATGAGCCATGCTGCGGGTCCGGCGGAATGGTTATTGCCAGTATCGAGGTATTAAAAAGGCGTGGGTTTAATTACCAACAGAACGCCTACTTTATTGTGAATGATATTGACGCCCGATGCGCTCGAATGGCGTATATCCAGTTAAGCCTATTGGCCGCTCCGGCGGTGATATGGTGCGGAAACACTTTGACACTGGAAATGTATTGGCAAAGGGAAACAATCGGGTACCACATTGCAGATATAGATTTCCGTCTCCGTGCAGAACGTATACTTGAAATAATCAAAAACCCAGGACAGCCGGAAGCAGAGCCTGTTAAAGAAAAAATACCAGCAGAAATTAGATTGCCCTCTGCAAAAGAACCAGTACAGGGGGAATTATTTTAGTTTTCAATCCTGTTCGTAGAATGGGAAATTTTATTTTGAGGGAGTATTTATGCGAATAACAAATTACATGAACCTTCCAGAAGGATTTGTTAAAGCAGTTAGTGTCCGAAGGCATAATAAGCCTGGGCGCCTTTCCGCTACAACGCTTCTGGTTGGGACAAAGCAGATTCTTCTCATGGATCGTCACTGGGACGAACTGGAAGAAGATGCTGCGGATCACTTCTATGCAGTTTTTGGTTCTGCTTGCCATAAGGTGCTGGAAGGGGAAGGAGCCAATGATTTCTCCGAAGAATTTATGTCTTATGAAGTGGATGGAATTGTCATTACTGGACGTATTGATAATTACAACATGGAAACAGGTGTTATATCAGACTATAAAACTGTTTCAGTGTGGAAAATCAAATTCAAAGATTTTGAGGATTGGAGAAAGCAGGGTTTAATATACGCTTGGCTCCTCTTAAAAAACGGTTTTGAGGTTAAAACTTGCCGGTTCATAGCCCCAATAAAAGACCATTCCAAGCGGGAGGCCAAGCGTGATTCATCTTATCCGAAATGTCCTGTTTATGTCCATGAATTCGATGTAACACAGGAAGGTCTTGATGAAATCGAAACCTTTATCAAAGAAAAGGTTGCCGAATACAAGCAGTGTAAAGACTTGCCCGATGATGATATCCCCCCCTGCACCGCAGAACAGCGCTGGGAAAAACCTACAAAGTACGCAGTGAAAAAAGACGGTCGCAAAACAGCAGTGCGGGTTATGGATACTCCGGATGAAGCAATCAAATTGGCGACTGATCTCGGAGAAAATCATTCTGTAGAAACCCGGCCCGGGGAATCAATTCGCTGTATGGATTATTGCTCATGCTGGCAATACTGTAATTTTTTCCGCAATGTAGTTGCGGCCGCCGAAGTGCAAGAAGTAAAGGAGTAAACACATGGGTTTGGGAATTTTAGTTATAGGCTCCAGTGGCATGGGCAAATCTGCCAGTATGAGAGACTTTGACGGCCTTGCTGTAATTAACGTATTGGGGAAACCGTTCCCGTTCAAGAATGCAAAGGTTACGGCAGTAAAGGAAAGTAACCCTGACAAAATCATTCACATTCTTAATGGAGCGAAGGCCAATTCTATTGTCATAGACGACGCCGGATACATGATCACGAATTACTACATGGAAAACAAGGCGCCCATTAACGCAAAGATGAATGACAAGTATGCGGTGTATGACAATCTGGCCACAAACTTCTGGAAGGTAATCAATTCCATTGAAAAATTACCGCCGGAAAAAATTGTGTATATCTTTATGCACGAGGATGTTGACGGTGTTGGTAGAGTAAAGCCCAGGACTATAGGGCAGATTCTGGATAACAAAGTCTGCATCGAGGGTTATTTCAGTATTGTTTTGCGATCCGAAAAGATTGACGGACAGTACGTTTTCCGAACTAACACAGACGGTCTGTCGGTTACAAAAAGCCCGATGGATATGTTCCCGGAAACAATCGAAAACAATCTCAAAGAAGTTGACAAGATTGTACGGGAATACTATGGGATTAAGCCCGGTAAAACCAAGGAGGGTTCACAATGAGTTTCTGGAATGGTGTAACACCGCAATCCGTAGCAAGTGCAAAGGACGGATTTAAGGAATTTCAAATTGGCGAAAACGAGGCAATAGTAAAATCTGTTGTTGAAAAAGTTTCTGAAAGCGGAAACGACATGCTGGTTATCACTTTTGAAAATGATGAGGGTGCAGAAATACGCCATTACATTGTTGACGGTGAATTCAAACAGCAGAAATTAAAACAGTTTTACATTGCCTTTGGCATTCCGATTGGCGATATGAATGTGAATGGATGGCGGGGTAAGCGCGGTATTGTGGTATGCAAACAAGGCAAGCCCAATAACAACGGCAATACCTATAACCAGGTGAGCTATTTGCGGCCGCGCCCTGGGACAAACTCTGCTCCGAATAATGCACAGCGTAATCAGCCGGCGCAACAGCCAGCCCGGCAACCAGCTCCGCAGTCTTATGAACCGCATAATACTGAACCGGATTATACGCCGCCGGAAGAAGAGTTTACTGACGACATTCCATTTTGAGGACAGACAATGAAAATTCTCATAACCGCGCCCGGGGAGTTTACCGGCGCCAAACTGAAAGTTGCTGAATATTACAACGTAGAGCTGGCAGATGAAGGAACGGAAAGACAAAACAAAACGTTCCATGCACTGGTTCAATGTTATTGGACTTCCGGATGTCATTCATACACTGCTTATAACTATGAACATTTCAGATCGTTGATGAAGCTTTATTTGGGCGCGGGTATGGAGAAGTTTTGGAATCTGGCAAATGAAGACGGAACGCCATGTCCCATGGGACGGCCTGATCATAGGTTAAAAAGCTGGAGCGATTACACGAAAAAAGAACGGCAGTTAACCATTGATAACATCATAAACGAAATGTTTTTGGTAGGTGTCAATTCAAAACGGTTCAATGAAATCCTGCAGGGCATGGAAGATCGAGAAGCTGAAAGAGCAAAGGAGAATCAAGTATGAGAGTCGAAAAGATAGATTTAATGGGTTTACGGTTTTCTGATAACCGAGCCTACGGAGGCAAGGGAGAAATAAAAATTCTTGCCGAGGACATTAAACATAATGGCCTTATTAACCCAATAACAGTAAAGGAATTTACGGATGGTGGAGACGGAGATCCGCCATACACCGCCTATGAAGTTGTTGCTGGCCGTCGGCGTGTCGAGGCCGTGACACTGTTAGGCTGGAAGGATATACCCTGCCGTATTCTTGAAGGTGATGAAATCGAGCGGGCTGAGGAAATAGCTGGAAGCGAAAACATAAACCGCCTGGGTATGCATCCCCTGGACGAGGCAGAAATATTTACGAAGCTGCTGGAAAACGGAGAGCCGATTGAAGAATTGGCAAAGCGTTTTGACCGCCCTGCTTCTGCAATCTGGCAAAGGGTGCAGCTTCTATCGCTTAGTGATGACCTCAAGGCAATGTTCCGAAATGGAAATCTTTCCTTGCACGCTGCGGCCATGCTTAAGTCTCTGGATGAAAAAGGCCAGGCTGGTTTTTATAACAAATATAAAGACGGCTGGGCAGTAAAGCAAGAAAAAGAAATTGACATCAGGGAAGTAAAAACTTATATTTCCGGCCGGAATCATGACAGGCTTTACAAGTTCCTCATGGTGAAGGAATGCCAAACTTGCCCGAAGCGGACATATTACACTGACAAAGATTTATTCCCGGAACTGTCTGATGCGGAAGATGCCTGTCTGGATCATGAATGCTATGCAAAGCGCTGGAATGCTTTACTGGGTGCGAAGATCCGGAACTGCAAAAACGATAACCCTACTCATGCCGAAGCTGCTGTCCTGGTGATTGATAGCAAAATTAAAAAGTATTTAGACAAGGCTCCGACATTTGCGGATACGGTCTATGAAGTTAGAGCCGTTGGGTATTATGACGACGGGTGTACTGACAAGCCCGGCAAGACAACGGTTCCCTGTTTGCGGATAGAATTATCCAGTTACAGTGAAACCCTAAAGGTCAGCGTCAAATATCTGAAAAATCCTCAAAAGGAAAAACAGGTTTCCTCTGAACGAAAAACAAAAGACAGGTACGAATACTTTGAGCCCATTACAAAGCTTCTGGAATTGCCGGCAGAGGAAGCAAAATCAATTGTTGACGCTTTGACAAAAGGGAAAAAAGAAACATGGGAATTCCATAGCAAGGTGAGTGACATTGAAAGGAGTGTCCAAAAGTCAACTCATAAAAAGATTATCGAAAAGATGGCCAAAAATCCAAGTGAAATGAGCTTTGGGCTTTTTATTGAGGAATTCCTTGGCAATTTCGATGATAATACTTTTGCTGCAATCGCAGGTTCCTTGAAAATTGAGGATATAAAAAAGCTTTCGAGTGTAGTTTTGTATACTGCTTTGTTCGCTTCTACTTTTAGATCACACGATCTTCCCGTTTTTGAAGATTTACATAAGCCCATGAAGAAAACCCATTTCCAAAATATTCTTGATTGGGCAGGCATGTTACAAACGGAACTTATAGCAACGTACAAAGAAGAGATACAGAAGCTTATACCTCAAACGAAAGCGAAGGTAATAACAGATAAGGATTGCGAGATATGTAAATCTGCAAATCCAACCTGTTCTGATTGTTGTCTTATCTGTCTGAACCCATGCAATGGCAAACAAATTTGTCGCAAGGCCACGAAAGAAACAAAAAAACCTGCGGCAAAGAAAAAAGGTTCCGGCAAAAGGGGAATGATTAAAACATGAGCGAGGCTGTTATTTGCAAAAAAATTAAATGCAAAGACTACCTTACTGACGACGGGGACCCGGCCTGGTGTTACCGGGCTGGGTGTCCTGCCAATGTTGCAATAGCAAAATGTCCGAAAGTTTCCAGTGCGCAAAATGAGAAGAAAAAAACCACTAACGAGTGATGAGCTTCGAGCGTATCGAGAGAAACTGCAAGACAAAGCTTACATGGATAAGGCAATACATACCATTGCGGATAAAGCTGCAAGAGCATTGCCTTTAGCAAACTATACGAGGGGAAAAGAGAAAATGGCAAAGAATAAATTAACTGATCTTAATGATCATTTATTTGAACAGCTTGAATGGCTGACGGACAGAGACATTAAAGGCGAAGAGCTTGTTGAAGAAATCAAACGAGCCGAGGCAGTTATAAAGGTTTCTGCAAGTATAATCGCTAACGGGCAGTTGGTTTTGAACGCTGCGAAAGCTGTTGACGGTGCAATGGGAAAAATGAAGGTACCTCTTTTGCTGGGAGAATAATTGGTGAAAAAGTTTTACACATCGGTTCACATAAATTTTCTCAAAAAAGTAATTGCCGGCAGAAGCTATAGCGAAGTAGCCAGGCTGTTCAATGAGAGATTTGGTTTATCAAAAACCGATGGAGCGATAAAAACTATATTGACCAATAATAAGATAGGCAATAATCGAGGCCGTGGCATACCTCGTGAAAGGAAATACCAAGACAACCATTTGAACTATCTTAAAAAAATTGTTCCTGGAACGCCATATAAAATTGTTTTGGAAAAATTCAATAAAAGATTCGGATTTTCAATCAGCCTTAAGGCATTAAGAGCTGTATGTAAAAAATATCGAATTCAAAATGGTTATCTAGGATATTTTGAGAAAGGTCATGTTCCGTTTAATAAAGGAAATAAAGGTTGTTATTTCTCTGGGTGTGAAGTTTCATGGTTCAAGCCTGGGCATTCTCCTCATAACACATTGCCAATTGGTAGTGAGAGAATTACTGAATATGACTATGTAGAAGTCAAGTATTCAAACAGACCTGGCTCTCCTAGCAAAAGATGGAAAGGCAAGCACGTTATGATCTGGGAAGAAAAGAACGGTCCTGTCCCAAAGGGTCATGTAATACTTTTTGCTGATAGAAACAAACGCAATTTTGATTTGAATAATCTTATTCTTGTTTCCAGAAGAGAGCTGGCTGTTATAAACCGCTGGGGGTCTACTTTTGAGAATAAAGATCTAACACAGGCAAGCAAAACGATTGCGGCTTTAAGAATTCAAATTGCAGACAGAAAACGGAAATCAATAAAATCCAGCAGAAGAAAACTTGTAATTATAGACAATAACGATTGGAGAATTGTTATTGTCCGGAATGCCAAAGGACATTTTATTCCAGCCAGAAAATACGAATGGGGCTTGCAAGTTTTATCGGCAAAAGAATGTCCGCCCAGGAAAACAAGGGAGAGCGCAGAAGAAGATTTGAAGGCGTATGCCCTTAAAAGAGGATGGCAAAGAATATGAGGGAGGAACTATGACCTTACATGATGCAATAGACAAAGACCATTTCATCATTGACGACATACGATATGCGGATACTGAAATACAGGAAATGTCTATTGATGATTTGGAAACGCTGAAAATGCGGATAATGAAAAAAATCAGCGGCATATCCGCATCGTTAAAAGAAAAACAAATTGACTATGCCAACAGCGGCAAAAGAGCTTCAAAGAATTGGTACATGAACCGGAAGCTTGCGCTTTCGATAAACCAACGTGTACTGACTTATATTAGCAGCTTGATAAAAAAGAAAAGCAAGGCTGAAAAAACGTTCGGTGATTTCTTTGTGGATGCAGCGAATAAAGTTTTATCTGACGACTTATTCAACGAACTTCATAGCCTGGCTTTACAAAACATGGATATCGGGAGGGATCAATGAAAAAAATAAAACTGTTTTTAATTCTGGTGACAGCATTCTTAACGCTGGGTTCTGCTGGACCAATTTACGATTACATGATGATAACGCCGCCGGCCGACACGGTGATCTATTACTTCCGGCCGGAAACGGAGTTCATGCCGGAGCCGGTCCCGCCCAGGCGGAACGTTCCGGAAAGATACAAAGTATTATTTCAATTCACATCTACATTCTATGGCATCCCGCCCGGCGTGCTGGAAAGTATAGCCTTTGTTGAATCGGAGTTCCTGGCCACAGCGCAATCTCCGATTCGGTGTGATGGGCATAGAGATCTTGGGATGTTTCAATTCAATGACCGTTTTCTGAAATGGTATTCGGACACATACAATAGCGGTGTACTCTTTGATCCGTTTGTTCCGGAAGAAGCTATCAAAGTCGCTGCCCTGCACATCGTGTTTCTTTACGAACGATACGGAAATTGGCCAGACGTGCTGTTGGCATATAACGCAGGTATGGATCGGGTTGACAGGGACGATATCCCGGACAGTGCATGGAATTATCTGTTGAAAATCTACAGGAGCGAATCATGAGACACATTACAGAACGACAGGCCCAGGTGCTGATTTTTATAGAAAACTTTATTCAAGAGAATAATTATTCCCCTACAATTCGGGAAATTGCAAAGCATTTTAATATGTCCGCAAAGGGTGCTTTTGACCATATTTTTGCGCTTCAAAAAAAAGGTGCCATTCATTGTGTATATGGCAAGGCAAGAACCATAACTTTAGCAAAAAAGCAGGGGATAGAAGCATGAAAAAAGGGTCAAAAAACCTACCTGTAGGTAGAACTGTGAAGCCGAAAACCCAAAAAGGTAATTCTACCCCAAAAAAGAAAAAAGCGCCCCCTGTTCGCCGTTTTTTTGAAATCAAAATAAAGGTTCCAGCAGATGATTTTACCCGCGGACAGACCTATTTCCATGAAGAACGGTATGCGTCCCGGTACATACTGGACGCTTATCTGGAAAGGGTAAACCGCGCTGAGGCAAATAACAAATCGTCAAGGGCAAGGATACTTGCCGGAAACATGGAACTACTACTGCCAATCTTAAAAGAAATGCACACACAGGGGATGTTAGATTTTCTTTTAACCGCCGGGAGGGAACATGGCAAGACCAGAGAGGCGTGATGTGGACTACTTTCCATTTTTTGCAAAGAGAGGAAGAACTCTTAATATTCTTCAAAGTAAATTCGGTCTTGAAGGCATTGGTTTTTTCACAAACTTAATGCGTTTTCTTGCGCTTACTCCGGATCATCATTACTGCATAAAAGACGACATTGACAGGATGAATTTTTTTGCGGAAATCGGAGTACAGGACGAGCGGGGAATCGAGATGATCGAGCTGATGATAAAAACAGAAAAACTGGACGGGGAGCTTTGGGAAAAACATCGAGTAATTGTTTCAGAAGCTTTTCTGGCTTCGCTCAAAGAAGCGTATAAAAAGCGGAATAATGAGATTATTACCATTGAGGAAATCAGGGAAAAATTTGAAAGGGGGTGCAATAACCGAGTTTCCGGCACCGGAAACCCAGTTTCCGTGTCCTCTAAGGATACAGAAACCGAGTTATCGGATCAATATTTGGACGATAACCCCCAAAGTAAAGTAAAGAAGAGTAAAGTAAAGAAGAGTAAAGTAAATATACCGGCTTCGCCGGATGTTTCCGATTCTTCTTCCCCTCAAAAATCTGAAAAAACAAAGAAGCTTCCCCTCCGGGAACGAGAGCCTGTTAACGACATGGAGCGTGTTGAAAAGGCATACCTTGAAAACTGGGATTATCTTTATGCCCGGCAATTAGTCAAAGCGAAAGAACCTGTTGTGAACTGGAATAAAACCCGGGCGCTGCTTAAAAATCTCTTTGAAAAACTGGAGCCAGAAACAATTATCCTGGGATTAAAAAATGGATTGTCTGATGACTGGGTTATTAAGACAAGTTATTCATTGCCGGTCATTTTATCGGCAGCCGTGCTTAACCGTTTGATAAATACAAATACTACACAGCAGGGACAAAGCGAAAAAAAATCACTGGAATAAGGAGAAATGAAAATGAGCGACATGGTCAAGGAAAAAAAGATTTATACCCTTCAATGTGAAAAACATGGAGAGTATACCGGCGAAGGCTATACCCTTAATTTCCCAGGTATGGGATTAAAAGAGTTTAGCCCTATGTGTTCGGAATGTGAAAAAGAAGCTGAACTTGAAAAACAGGCAAAACAGGAAGAATTAGAAAAGCGTTATGAACTGCAGCGAATTAAGGAAATGAATATTGAGCCGCGGTTCTATGAAGCAACGCTGGATAATTTTGATGCGTATAATCCGGAGCTGAAAAAAAATCTTGAAGCTTGCCGGGCATTTATGGAAAAACCAGACGGAAAGATTGTAATGCTTGGCGAAAACGGAAACGGCAAAACGCATCTTGCTATTGGAATACTGAAAGAATTAGGCGGTGTTATTTATACAGCCTATGAAATCGGTGTGAAGCTTCGGCAGAGTTACAACGGCGAAACAAAAGAATGGGAAGTGTTTGATGAGCTCTGCACGGTTCCGCTTCTGGTTATTGATGAAGTGGAAAAAATAAAAGATTCAGAATCAAAACAAAACTGGGTTTCCTATGTGGTTGGTAAACGATATGACCGTATGCTTCCCATAGTTTTTATTGGTAATTGCCATACGAAAAAAGATTGCAAAGAACCGCAACCGCCATGTAAGCGCTGCCTTGAGTATCACCTTGAAAACGACGTGCTGTCAAGAATTATCGAGGACGGTGTTATTTTGAAATTTGGCAGCGATGACTACCGGAGAAAAATCAGAAATGTAAAAGGAGTAAACAATGTTTGAAAAATGCCATTGCGGTACGGGATTGAATTACAGGGATTGTTGCAAGCCTTATATCAAAGGCAAGAAGAATGCGCCCACAGCGGAAGCCCTGATGCGCAGCCGGTACTCTGCTTATGTGGTTGGCGCCATTGATTATATTTTCAGCACCTGCAGCGAAAACATAAGTTCAAGAATGGATTATGAAAGTACAAAGAGATGGAGCGAAAAAGCAACCTGGCGGGGTTTTAAGATACTTGCTGTTAAAGGCGGCGAGGAAACTTCCGGCCGGGGAACAGTGCATTTTGAAGCGTACTATGAGCAAGAGTTTATGAACCATATTTACCATGAGATTGCCAATTTTGAAAAAGAAAATGATCGTTGGATTTATGTCGGCGGTGAAATAATACCGCAAACAGTAACACGTATTGGCGATAAAGTCGGACGGAACGATCCCTGCCCATGTGGGAAGCCAAAAAAATATAAGCATTGCTGCGGCAAGTAAGGAGAATGTATGAAAAACAAATTGCCGGATTTGCAGAACATTTTATTTTCCATGATGGAAATGTTAGATGATGATCAATTGGATGATCTGAAAAAAACATCTGATGAAGAATTTGAACGAAAGGTAAAGCGTGCATTGGCATTAAATGAATTGGCAAGAACAGCGGTGCAAAACGGTGTCTTGATGGTAAATGCTGCGGATAAATTATACGGTTTGCCGGTATCGGATCAGTTACCATTGATACCGCCTAGCCCTGCGGAAACTCCCATGCTGTTTGATTCCAAGCGGAAAAGCCTTGTTCCACTTCCGAAGGATAAGAAATGAGAATCTATAGTCTGGCTTTAATTGCGTTCATAAAAAAGAAAGCCTTAACCGTTAGTTCAACAAAGGAACTGGTTGTTCTTGTAAACAAGCGGTTTGGAATTGAGCTTTCATATAACCAGATGCGAGGAATAAAACGCTATTACGGTATTTTTTCAGGCAAGGCGGGACGGCAGACGATTTTCTCTCCGCAAATAATTGATTTTATGAAAGAGAGAGCTCCGTATGTTACATACAAAGGATTAAAAAACATGGTAAATAGCCGATTCAAAACTCGGTATACTACGGAGCAAATACGGAACGGCAGAAAAAACCATGTGAAGTTACCAAAGAAAAGATTTCCGTTGTTAACAGAAATAATAGACAATCAAGGATACCTTAATATCAAAGTTTCCACTGATTCTTTGATACCAAAGGAGAATTGGAAAAGGAAACATATCTGGATATGGGAAAAGGTAAATGGCCCGGTACCGAATGGCCATGTGTTAATTTTTCTTGATGGTTGTAAAACAAATTGCGTTATAGAAAATCTTGCTCTTGTAAGCAAGGGAGAACATGCTTTGCTAAACCAGTTTGAGTTGCGTTTCAAAGATCCAGAAATGACAAAAAAGGGAATAAAAATTGCTAGACATCGTTTGGCTGTATGCAAACAGATTAAAGAAAGGAGAAATAACAATGAGCGAATTTGTTGTAAACACTGATTTATTTGGAAGATATGCAAATATTCCAACCAACCATAGCGGGCGAAAATTTATTTATAAAATTGTTTCATTGTACAAAAGTAATTGCTATTGTGATGTTCCAATACTTTATAATTCTGAACCGACTTTACATAAGGATATTGTTCCTGTTTTGAATGTAATTTGTTGCGGTGTAGATGAGTCAAAAGTAATTAGAGTTGCTTTGAAAGATTGCGAAATACAAAAAGCAAGTGGAAAAACATATACCATGAATGACGATTTGTATTTTAAGCTCACTGATGTTGGAAAAAGAATATGGGAGGAAGAAATAGAAAGAATAAAAACATTGCTTCCTGGACATGATTGGCAAATACCTTATGTTGAAGATGAATGGGTAAAAGAACAATTATGGGAGCTTTTTAAGCTGTTTGGTAAACACGTAAACAATGGTTTTGATTTGTGTATAACTGATCTTACTTTTGAAAAACCAATTAAGGAGAAACAAAATGAAGGTAGTAATTGAACGTGGTGAGTACAAGGGAAATGCCACTGTAACAATCCGCAGGGACACAGAGGAAATGGACAGATTTCCTTTTTCGTTTGGGCTGGGCAAGGCAAAGTTATTGTTGCAGGCGCTGAAACAAGAACCAGACTTTATTGAAAAGTTTGTGGAAGAAGAGGGAGAGTAAAAAAATGGAAACAAAAGTATCAATGCCAGAGTTTATTTATCAATCAAATGAAGATGGTGAGATAACACGTATTTCTCCAGTTATTGGATTACAAGATTACTTTGCAGGGCAGGCTTTAACAGGAATTATTGCTTTTGATTGTAGTCATGAAATGGCTGTTGGGCTAAGAGCAGAATTGGCCTACAGAATAGCCGATGCCATGCTTGTAGAGCGTGAAAGGAGAGCAAAAAATGGGACACGAAATTGAGTTAAAGCTGACGATGCGAGAATCTGATTTTATTACCGAATTGCTTGGTAAATGCAATTACGGTGAGGGAAGCGATGTACGTCAATCATTTGAAGAAAAATTGGAAACAGAACGCTTGCGAATTGTGCAGATGATAATGGGAGGGAATGGACAATGAGAATTGTTAACAAGGAAATTACAGACATTTGCCTTGAGGCTGCAAACTTAAAAGCAGAAATTATGTATTGCAAGGCTGAAAATACAAGGCTTAAATCAGAAGTGGAATTTCTTCGAGAGCTTCTCGGGCAAAGTATTAACCGTTTGGCAAACGAAAAATATTGCGAAAGATGCCCTATGAAGATCCATTCAAAAGCAATTAGTAATTTGCCTAGTTGTAATGATTGCGGGAAACAAAAATTTTGCGCAAGTGTACCGCCGTTAGGAGAGTGGGCAAGAATAAACTGTATGCATTGGCAAAAGGGAGAGAGCAATGGTATTGGGTAAAAGATTCATTAGGGACGATGACATACTTTCTACTTTTTATGATGAGGACAGAAAGCGTGTTGAAGTAAGCACAGGTGAAATAACTTATTATTGTTATTGCACAGAAGATGAACATGTCAAAGCAATAAAGGAGCTGGAAAAGAGAATGTCAAATGTGAAGGAAAAAAGATGAAGCCGATTTTATTCAGCACGCCGATGGTTCAAGCTATTCTTAATACAAAGCCTGGTGTATGGCCGCCGGAACCAATAGATCCCAATATGCCGTACAAAAGCCAAACAAGACGGGTTATTAAAAAGAAATACATTGAAATTGATGGAAGGGAAGTTTTATTAAGTGGCAAGCCTGTGTATGAGCCTTTAGGTTTTATGACGGTAACTGGCATTAAACGACCAAAATATCAACCAGGTGATGTTCTTTGGGTAAGAGAAACGTGGGGAATAGGAATAGAGCTTGCCGGAAGGTTGATATATAAAGCTAATTACGTTAATAGCAATAAATATCCGCTTGCCGACGGTGAGAAATGGAAACCGTCAATCTTCATGCCTCGAGAGGCAGCCCGAATGTTCCTTGAGGTTAAATCAGTACGGATACAAAAGTTACAGGAAATGTGTGTTGCAGATTGTGTCCACGAAGGCGTTCAAGTCGGCAATGCGTGGACGGTAAACGCAAAGCCTGCCTTTATGAAATTATGGGATTCGATTAACAAAAAGCAAATATACTCATGGGAATATAATCCTTGGGTGTGGGTTTACGAATTTATGAGGATCAAAACATGAAAAGAAATGAAGAAGAAAGGCCAAAAACTTATGACTTTCTAAAAGTAGTTGAAGGCATAAAAAAGGAAAAAGAAGTTTCTGAAAAGGAAGCGTTTAAGGCATTACGGAAGTTTTACCTTGAATTACTCGAAGCTGAATTTAGCATGGAAGAAGCAATGTCATTTCTTGCAGCGATATGCAATCAAGCGAAAGGGTCCCAAGATGGTATATAGCTTTGCAAGAGGACACAAAATATATTTTAACGATGTATGGCGTTATGAAGATAACAATGAACCTGTTGAAGGTAATGAGCGTCCATGTATTAGATGCGGAAAAATGCCAACGCCAGAAGGATACGATGCTTGCATTGGTTTTATACAGGGAGTGGCATCTGCCTGTTGTGGACATGGCAACGTGGAAAAGACAGAAGAAATATGGCGTTATTACACGCCTACTGATAAAAAACTTTAGGAGCAATTTTGAACGTGGTAACGCTTTATAAAAACACTCAAACAGAAGGGGAATATGTTTATAAAGATTTATGGCAATTATCCGCATATAAACCGCAGGCTCTTTTTGATTCGGGGTTTACATCGGAGCAAGCAGAGTACATTTTTCCGGACGGTTTCATAATTAAAAAGCATGAGGGGAAAGATTGTCTGGAAAAAGGAAATTATCTGTACGAAGTATTTACCAATCCGGCCGGAAAGCCTGGGATAAGGTTAATATACGGAGGCGCCACAATCTGCAGTGAATTGCGAAAGCCAGGAGAAGAACCAAAACAAGAACCAAAGCCGGAAAAGAAAAGCACTGCATGGATTCCGCAAATGGTTAATGGTGAATGGGAAATATACTGAGGGTTGACATAAAAAAGTGGCCATTATATATTTTTTTCGTACACATTGAATATAACGTACAATACAACACAAGACGGACAAAACGAAATCTAATAAAATTTGACATAAAAATTCTTCACAGATATACTTCGGGCTGTGGGAGAATAATATGTACACGAAACTTGAAAAGCGGGGGGCGATCCCTGCTCTATTCACACGCCTAAAAAACAATTTTATTGCCAAACCTTCCCGGTATTACCCGATGTCAATAGCAGCCACATGGGCCGGCGTCGGATCACTTATGGTCGGTATGCAAATGGCGCAGAACTTCGGCATAGTGCCGTTTCTGCTTTGGGCGTTCGGGAACACAATGGCCTGTGTTGTGTTCGGAATATTTGCGCCGGTGATTCCAAAACTGCAGGACGTTTTCCGCAGTAAGATCATGCGCCTGGCCGTGGGAATAATCTGCGTGTTTCAGGTATGGGTAAACCTTAACGGCGTACACGCCATATTCATGCCGACGCCGTTAACCGGAACCTTCGGCATGGCGCTGGCGTACATTGCGGCCGCAGCGTTCATCTTCATGCTTCTACGCTTCGGTATGATCCGGAACGTGCTGACCGACAACGTGAGCTGGTCCGCCGTATACATCGTTGGTCTGGTACTGACAATCGGCGCAATCTTTTACTCCCGGGGAACTATGATCTCCCTGGGATTGGGCATCGAGCCCGCTTCCATTGCATCCGGCGCCCGTATAGGCCTGCTGCTGTTACCCGGCCCGTTCTTATACCCTTACTTTTACGAAATACTTTCGTACAACGATAAAAACGAGGACGGGACCCGGAAGGTCAACGTCCGCCGTGCGTTTATCACCGGGGGTCTGCTGTTCGGCGCCTATCTCATCTTTACATTCCTTCTGGCCTGGACAAACTTTAGCCCGCTGCTTAACACCCTCAAGGCATTTCTCATAACCCTGGTTGCCCTGTCCACTATTTCCTCATTCCTTTACAGCATATACATTACGTTCGGCCGCTGGCTTGGCCTTGCCGTCAACATAGCCTGTGTTGCCCTCTGGCAGTTTCTCATTCCCCTGGGCGTGCTGGGTATGTGGACGCTTATGGCATCCGTCCGCATTTACATTGTTTTTGGCGCCATAGCGTTTGCCATTGCATGGCACATTTGGGAGAAGCTCCATGAGAAAAGAGCGTAAAGAAATAAATATAAACCTCCTGAAAACGCCGGAGAAAAATACCCGTATACATCCGGAGAAACAAATAAACGAAATGCGGCGTTCTCTCCAAAAGTGGGGACAATTCAAAAACATTGTTGTAGATGAAAACTGTTTTGTGCTTGCCGGCAATGGTTTGGTCGAGGCAATGCGAGCTGAGGGTATTAAAAAAGTTTCCGCTGTGGTATTATATGACTTGACAGAGAACGAAAAGAAAAAGCTGATGATGGCCGACAATAAAACCGCCGGCTTGGGCATTGATAATCTAAATGTCATTGAACAATTTATCAGCGAGTTTGACGGGGATTTTGATATCCCCGGCTTTGAAGATGACGTTCTCAAATCCATATATGCAGCGTCTGATGAAATATCGGTTGCGCTTGAAGGTTATGGAAAGGCAACGGCGGAAAATCTGGACAGGATTGATTCCCGCGCTGGCGTGAACGAAAGCTCCGGAGATGCCGGAGACCCGGGGGAAGATACAGACTATACGGTAGAAGCTGATTCCGAAAGGGAGAGCGTTACCTGCCCACAGTGCGGGGCGGAAGTATGGTTGTAAAGCGTGAAGGAAGTAAAAACGTCCTTGAAGCTGCCCGGAACCGCATAGCCAATGCGTTCTCCAACGGCAAGAAGGTGTATGTTTCCTTTTCCGGAGGCAAAGATTCTTTATGCCTGTTGGACATGGTGCTAAAACTGGCAGCCCAGGGAATAATAAACCCGGCCCAGATAATAACCGAGTTCATTGACGAAGAGGCAATATTCGATTGCATCGAGAAGTCCGTTCTTACCTGGCGGAAGAAAGTTCTGGTTGCCGGCGGACAATTCAATTGGTTCTGTCTTGAAGTAAGGCATTTTTCATGCTTTAATAATCTTGAAGAGGATGAGTCATTCATCTGCTGGGACAGTACCAAAAGGGATGTATGGGTAAGGAAGCCCCCGCGGTTTGCTATCATGCAACATCCGCTGATGAGAAACCGGGTAAACACCTACCAGGATTTTCTTGTCAAGCATAATTCGGACGGTATTTGCATAACCGGCGTGAGGATGGCCGAGTCATTACAGCGGTCAAAGTATATGGCTCATTCCTTCACGGCGAAAACAGGGCTGGCCCGGGGAAACATGGTCTGGCCCATGTACGACTGGAAAGATTCGGATGTTTGGCGGTACCTGCACGAAGAAAACATCGGCATTCCGGATATTTACTTGTATTTGTACCAGACCGGGAGCAGGTTAACCGCCCTGCGGGTATCCCAGTTCTTTTCCGTTGACACGGCAAAGTCCCTGGTCAAGATGAACGAATATTATCCGGATCTGATGGATCGCATCATCCGGAGAGAGCCAAACGCATATTTGGCCGCATTATATTGGGATAGTGAAATGTTCCGGCATTCGAGCAACACCCGCCGGAAACTGGAAGATCCCCGGGATTATAAGGCAGAAGTATACAAGCTGCTGAAAAATCCCCGGAAAAACTTCCAAACAAAGGGCAGCCTTGAAAACGCCCAGCGAATGATACAAGTCCTGGTAAAATACGGTCCAATCATAGAAACAAGAGTTTATAAGCTGATTTATGACTGTCTTGTCGGCGGTGATCCCAAGCGGAGAACCATGCGGGCAATTATAACCACAATCAATATGAACTATTCCCATGCTCATAACGGGAGAAAAAAACATGGATGATAAGCTGCTTGCTCCTTTGTCTACCCTGCAGTGGGTAAAAAGAGACAAATTAAAACCCAATGACTACAATCCCAATAAGGTTTCCAGAGAGAATCTCGATCTTTTGGTACGTTCTATCCTCTCTAATGGCTGGACATTACCTATAGTCTGCCGTCCTGATTTGACCATTATTGACGGTTTTCACCGCTGGACAGTTGCCGGGGAAGAACCCTTAAAGACAAAATTAAAAGGGAAAGTTCCAATCGTAATTGTAAAACATGAAAATGAATCCGGAGATGTATACGGAACAGTAACCCATAATCGGGCAAGGGGAACACACCTACTCGAACCCATGAAGAATATAGTCCAAAGGTTACTGTCCCAGGGCAAGACAATAAAAGACATAAGCAAAGAATTGGGCATGAAACCAGAGGAAATATTTCGGCTGTCCAACATTTCCAAAGAGCATTTCCTCAAGATAATGGCTGAACGAGCGAGCGAATACTCAAAGGAAATGTACCTTCGTAAAGTATAGTGAGCATTTTTCCCCGCTATAATGCCATGTATACCTAGCATTATTCCCTGTCAAAATGGTATCTATACTTGTATTTATGCCGAATGGGTGTATAATCCAATTAAATCTGTCGAGCAACGCAGAAAAAAAATCGTAGGTACTTTCGGAAAAGAATTGCCCAAGGGTGACTTTCGACCCCGAAATATCGCTTGGATCGAAATTTTTTTAATGCGGTTTCGTTTCGTATAGGAATTATATGGCAAAGAAGGCTGTTGTAAAAAGTAAACCGAAAACAATTCCCAGGGCAGAAAAAAAACCAACGGCAAGAAAAGCAAAGCAGCCAGAAAAAAAATCTGCAAAACCTGGGAAGGAAAAAAAAGAAACTGTAGAAAAATCTGAACAGATAAAAGTTAAACTGGTTGACGCCAAGGAGCTGGCGTCGGTTGCCGGGGTTGACGTACGCAGGATTCAACAGTTAACGCAGGACGGGGTTATAAAAAAAGAACCGGGGGGCAAATATGATTTTGTCAGGGCGGTTCATAATTTACTGGTTTTTTATCGGCAAAAATCTGACAGCAGAAGATCCGCTGAATCGGAAGAAATGGCCGGGGAAAAAATAAAACAGATTAACGTGAAGCGGAGACTGGAAGAATTAAAATTAAAACAGTTGGAGGGGGAATTACATAAAGCCGAGGATATCGAAAGAATGATCGGCGGTATGCTTACGCGGTTAAGAATAAACCTGTTGGCGATCCCTATGGGGCTGGCGCCCACATTAAGGGAAATGGACGATACTATGGAAATTGCTGATAAACTTGCCGAACGGATCCGCCGTGCTTTGAATGAGGCTGCGGATTTTAGTTTGGAAAAACTGGTCGAGGAAGAATTATTATCAGCAGAAGCAAGTTAAACTTTAATTATGTTAATACCGGAAAAAAGCTTTGTCCTGGGAAGGCGACTACAAGCAGTTATAAGACCGCCGCCTAAAACAACCATTTCAGAATGGGCGGAACAGGAGCGAGTTGTATCCAGCGAAGAAACTTCTACGCCTGGCGATTGGCATTCGGACGGGGTGCCTTATACGGTTGGCATAATGGATGCGATAAGTGATCCGAAAGTTGAACAGGTAGTTGTAATGAGTGCTGCGCAAATGGGTAAAACAAATGCCGGTATTATGAATCCGATTGGTTATTACATAACTTATGACCCATGTCCTATTATGGTGGTCCAGCCAACAGTAGCAATGGGAGAAACATTTTCTACTAAAAGATTGGCGCCTATGATCCGGGATACTCTCTGTTTGCGAAAAAAGATTGCACCGGAAAAATCGAGGAGCCCTGATAATAAAATATTAGAGAAGTCTTTCCCGGGCGGTTATATAGTCATTGCCGGCGCCAACAGTGCAGCGTCTTTGAAATCGAGGCCTGTCCGCATAGTTTTATTTGATGAAGTAGACGAAGCTCCGGATAATCTTGCCGGCCAGGGCGATCCTGTAGAATTGGCTTTTGCCAGAACAAACGCATTTCCGAACAGAAAGAAGGTACTGACTTCTACTCCAACGATAAAAGGCAAGAGCCGGATTGAAGCAGCTTATAACGATTCATCGAAAGGGCGCTGGGTGCATTGTTGCCCAGGGTGTGGTAAATGGTCACAGTTTGTATGGGGAAGGTTAAACTTTGAATTTATGAAAATGTCATGTCCGTTTTGTAATGAATTATTTACAAGGCGGGAATGGGAAACGGGAGGCGGTATGTGGGAAGAAGAAAATCCGGAACACGCAGTAAAGGGGTTCCATGTTAACGCTCTTGATTCTCAAATGACATGGGAAGAATTAGTCGATTACTGGATCAAGGTTAACCAGTTATCAAAGATGGGAGATCATTCAAAGCTAATAACTTTTATAAATACTATATTGGCAGAGACTTGGGAAATAAGAGGCGAAGTCGTTGAATCTCATGCACTGGAATCAAGGCGGGAAGTTTATAATGCAGAACTTCCGGACGGTGTTTGCGTGCTGACCATGGGCGTTGACGTACAGGACAATCGTCTTGCCTATGAAGTTGTTGGCTGGGGCATGGGGTTTGAAAGCTGGGGAATTGAATATGCGGAAATATTCGGCGATCCCCGGCGCGGTGAAGTATGGAATCGCATAGATGATTTGCTTGCCCGTGCTTGGTCGTATGGAAACGGCAAGCGTATACGAATAAGCCGGGTTGCTGTTGATGCTGGTTATATGTCAACACAGGTTTATTCTTACTGCAAAGCCAGGCAATCACGCGGTGTATTTCCTACTAAAGGCCAGCCGGGAGATAAAATACAGTTGATCCGGCCGTCAAAGAAAAGCCGGGAGAAAGGATTGTTTATTATTGGCGTGGATGTGATAAAGTCAGATATAATGTCGTGGCTTAAAATAGCGCAGCCAGGGAATGGATATTGTCATTTCCCGAAAGATGATGACAATATTCCAGTGAAGGGATATGATGCGACGTACTTTGAAATGTTGACTGCCGAAAAAAGAGTTATTATACAAAATAAAAAGGGGTTTACTGCTTATGAATGGCACAAGCAAGCCGGCGCACGAAATGAATCGTTTGACTGCAGGGTGTATGCTCGGGCTGCCCTGCGCATTATGTCGCCGAATGATGGTACAATGTTGAATCGGATTTATTTACGGGAGCCGTGGGCCGGGATTGCCGACGGCAAGGAAGTAGTTATCACCCCTGGGCCAACAAAAAAAAGCAAGGCGGTGAAAAGTATAAATCAAAGGGCTAGGGAAAAAGGCATAAGTTTATGATCGGGAGGGAGAATGGAATTAACCGATTTGCATTTGAACGCAATCAGGGAAGCGGCGCGTACCGTTAAATACGGCAGTGTAACAATAAATATAAACGCAGACTCTGACAAGCTCGAATTAAATATACAAAATCGTCTCCGATTTGATAAAGCAGGCGTTTTGACAATGGGTGTTGACGTACAAAAGAACCAAACTGTACGTGAAGTCATGAATCATAGGACATAAAAAAAAGACTTGACATATCTGAGACTTTTAGCATTATAATCATAGTATAGTAACAGGCGACCGAAAACGCGGAGCCCGTAGAGACTGAGAGAGGTATATCCTCTCCCAATCTCTGCGGGCTTTTTTTATTGCCTGCAAGGAAGTTATGGAAAGAAAACTGGAAAAACTAAGAAAGGCGAAGGAGGAACTAGCACAGATTGACGGTGCGATAACTGCAATTCTTTGCGGCGCCCAGTCATATACCATTGGTTCCAGAAGTTTAACCAGGGCTGATTTGGCGACTTTGTATAAGCGGAAAGATATGTTGGACGATCTGATTGCTGCGTTATCCGGAGGCAGCGGCAGATTTCGGCGTGTAATTACAGTTGACCGTTAAGGAAAAATAAAAAAATGAGTAAAACTGTATTGCTTGACGCACGAGGAAATCCCATTCCCAAAAGTTCAAACTTAAACAAAATACTTGCGTCCGGTTTTTCAAGTGCTGCGGCTTCATTGACAAAGCCAGTATTCAAAGGCTGGAAATGGCAAGGCGCGGATCCTGATTCAGATATAATTCAGCATTTGTCGATTATCCGTCAGCGTTCCCGGCAGCTTTCAATGGAGGCACCGGTTATTGCAGGTTTATATAAGACACTTGTTACCAATGTTGTTGGTGATGGTTTGCGGCCGGAGCCGACTCCTGACGCTGAATATTTAGGAATGTCGCCGGAAGATGTAAAGAAATGGAAATCACAGGTATTGCGGTTATGGGATACGTTTGCAGAAACGCCGAATTGTGATTGTGCAAGGCGTGATAATTTTTATGAATTAACACGGCTTATTGCACGGGCTCAATTTGAAAGCGGTGATGTATTTGTAACAATGCCCAGGTTTGAAAGACGTAATACTCCCTTGCACCTAAAGATACAGGTTGTTGAAGCAGATTGTGTTTCTACTCCCGAAGGAAGGGAACGGTTAGAACATGAAGCATTGGGCAATGATGTATTGGGCGGCGTGGAAATATCCGAATGGGGTCATGTGGTTGGCTATTGGTTTTATACTGGCCCGCACCCCAATGCGACTTATAGGCGTAATTACGCACATAATAATAATTCCAATCGTCCGCGATGGATATATATACCAGCTTATGGAGCTGAAACCGGATTGCCGAATGTGCTGCACCTTATGGAAACAATAAGGCCTGGGCAACGCAGGGGAATTCCTTTAATTGCGCCGGTTGTTGAATTGGCTCTTACTCTTGACAGATACATGAAGGCCGAAGCAATAGCGGCACAAATTCAAGCATTGTTTACCGTTGCGATAAAATCTGATAACCCTGATGTGTTAGCGGGAGAACTTGAAAATTTAGAACAAAGCCGAGAAGAATATTACAGTGAAAACGAAATAGACCTTGGTAATGGAACCATACAATTTTTAAGACCTGGTGATGATATAGTTCCTATAAATCCCAGCAGACCTACGACAGCATTCCAGCATTTTATAAATACAAATATTGGTTTAATCGGTCCCACTGTTGGCATTCCTTATGAGTTTTTAATTCAGCAGTGGCAGGCTTCCTATAGTGCGAGTAAAGCAGCCGGTAATGCGGCTAATGCAAATTTCAAAGTTATCCGCAAAGGGCTTACTCATGATTTCAACGATCCTGTTTACGAAGCTTTTATGGATGAAGCCGTTGCAAGAGGAATGCTCTACGCTCCCGGATATTTTGACGATCCAATAGCGCGCAGAGCGTACAGCCGCAGGAAATGGAACGGCCCAGGCATGGCGCAAATTGACTTCTTGAAAGAAGTACAAGGATACGAACGTTGTCAAGTTTTGGGATATATGACTGCAAGCCAGGCCACAAGCGAATTAAACGGCGGTGATTGGAACGAAAATGTTTCGGTACGGGCAGAAGAAATAAAAGCGGCACAGGAAGCAGGGATTCCAATAGCGGCGGCAATTGGAATGACAAATACCGCGAAAGAAATTGATACTGCGGAGGCTGCCGGCGGACAGACGGGAACGCCGGTTGCTGCTGAATTGATAGAGGGCTTTATAGATGCCGTTGACCGTTTACAGATGATGAATCAAGGAGGGTTATTGGCCAGATGAGTAAATTTTATTGCATGAAAAAAATCCGGGCATCGAGCGGAACCAGTGTCGGCCGCATAGATATTTACGGAGAAATCAGCGCAGTTGAATTTTGGGGTGATGAGAAAACACCTTCACAGTTCATTGCTGATTTGAATGCTTTAGGTTCGGTAAACGAAATTGAATTACATATCTTTTCTCCCGGCGGTGATCCATTTGCCGCGCTTGCTATATATGCGGAGATTAAACGGCGTCCTGAAAAGGTGAATGTTTATGTCGATGGCATTGCAGCATCCGCGGCGACTTTAATTGTTTGTGCCGGGGATACGGTATACATGGACGAAACCGCAATGCAGATGGTTCATAACCCGTATCAGTTAATTTTCTTTGCCGGCATGGACGCAAACGCTGCCAGGGAACTTGCTGCGGAGTTAGACAAAATCAGAGAACCAATGATAACCGCATACATGAAAAAAAGCGGAAAAACAAGAGAAGAAATTATTGCTCTTATGGATGGCGACACAGGTACAGGTACTTGGCTAACAGCGGATGAAGCGATTGCGTTTGGTCTCGCTGACGAAATTACGCCCGAAGCGAAAAAGCCGCTTGAAGCAGCGGCAAGCATATCTCCCGGGGTCTTTAACTATAAAGGCAACAGGGTTGATGTATCAATGTTTGATAAGGCAGCCGAGAAAACTGCCAGGATCATAAATATTAAGAGTGGAGGAATTAACATGGCAAAATTACGTACCAAACAGGCTGCCAACAAAAAAACACGAGCTGAAGTTGTTTTTGTTGAAATGGTATGCCCAAGTTGCAATGGGAACGTGAACATGAATCCTGAAACCGGAGAGGTAATTCCTGGCAATCAAAACCAGGCGGCGCCTCAGGAAGATGAACCCGCTTCAACGTTGGCCCGGCGAATGCCCGGAAACGTCAAAGCGGCGATTTACTCTGTCAATTGTCCGCATTGTGGTAATGATTTTATCTGGGACACTGACGTAAATCAGGATCAAGGCGAAGGACAGCAGGTAACCGAAGCTGTACCTTTGGGAGCAGCAGCCGGGGATAACGCAGGAGAAAAAACAGGAACACAATCGACAGCTCCTGCACCTGCGCCTACTTCTGTACCGGCGGCAAAAGCAAAAACCCCAAAAGCGGAATTAGCGCAAGCGTTATGTCCAAATTGCGGAGCTGATTTTATGTATGACACAGAGACAGCCGAGCAAGGGACAGATACTGCAGGGACGCAGGGTTATGTGTTGACTTGCCCGGAATGCTCTACCGAATTTATTGAGCCTTTGGTTGCAGCTTCACCGGTTGCAATTCCGGAAGGAACAACCGCAAAGGCTGCCTATCGCATGGGAGTCTTGGCAGAACGTAATCGCATAATGGCTCTTGATGAAATTGCACTTGCAGTTCCGCAAGCCGAGGCAATGATTATGGCTGCAAAGAAATCCGGCGCGTCGGCTGAAATAATGAGCCGGAATGTAATTCGGTCAATGGCTCAAAACAGGGGTGAGCGCGGAAGGGATCATTTTATCCAGGCGCTTAACAGGGATATGGAAGCAAGCGGTGTAAATGAAATGAAAGCACCGCAGCATCATAACAGACAGACTGCATTTGCGGATTCCGTTTATGCAGGACTCAACGACAGGTAAGGAGGAGTAATCATGGAAAATTTATATAAGCCAGATGTTGACGAATCAGTTGTTGACAATCTTATTTCCGGAACGTTAGTAACGGCAAAAGTCATTCCGGTAAAAGTAACAGGTAACGGGATTGTGAAGCGCGGAACCCTGTTATCAAGTGCCAACGGAGTAGACTATGCGGCTGACGAGGAAGATATTCAGGCGGTGCTTTTACTGGATGTAAACGCAAGCGATCCTGATTCAAACGTTGGCCCTGCTGCCTTTGGCGGAGAGTTCAATCAAAACAGAATTGAGGAAGTCATGGGTGTTACTCTGACAGCTTCGGCAATTCATAAAGCTCGTATCGGAGCAAGAATATTCATCGCACCGATGAATCCGGCTCCGGAAGTATTTTAAGGAGGTAGTCTAATGCCAGGTTCAATGATTAACAGAAACGATCCCAGGACTCAATTACCGCCCGTTTTGACGGTAAGGCCTAGTTCTACGTTTTTCCGTGATCACTTCTTTAGTGGATCGGATGAATATTTTCCCACTGAAAATGTAGAGTGGGACAAAGTAATCGAAGGCGCCCCGCTTGCTCGGTTCGTCGGTGATGATTTGTATGTCGAAGCGACTGAACGTGCTCCGTTCAAGACCGACGAAATCAAAACACCGATCATGCAAGAACGGAGAATTATCGGAGCGAAAGATATTAACAAGCGGACGCCCGGAGAAAATATCTATTCTCCCAAAACAGACGCACAGCGGGCCGCAGAATTACACACTGCAGATTTGAAATTCTGTCTTAATTCTGTTGACAACCGTATCGAAGTAATGTGTTCGGATTTTATTACAACCGGGCGCATTGATATTGTCGGTCATGGCGTGAAACGGGAAATCAATTTTTATCATCCCAACAGGGAAGCGTTAACAGGTACAGATTGTTGGGGGCAGGCAGGAGTTTCCATAATCGACTCCCTTCGTACAAAAGTTGACCACATGGGACACCTTGGCTTTACCATTGACGAGGTTATCATGTCTCCGGAAGTCTGGAAGGTCATGTACAGCAATCCCGAAATTCAAAAGCTTCTTGAAATAAGACGCTATGAGTTCGGAACGTTTAAGCCGGAAAAAATTTCAAAGTACGGCGCTGCCCGTCCTGTAGGCTTCCTTGCAGATCCATTCGTTACCCTTTATACCCAGAATGCCGAGTACGGTCCAAGAAGTAACCGCAAGCGACAATTGCCCGTGGATACAATTCTGCTTGTTTCCTCAGAATCAAGGCAGAACAAACTCGGGTATGGCGCCGTGACATACATGGACGAGAACGAAGATTGGCAGACAGTTAGCGGCCGGTATGTACAGCAGTTCTTCAAAGAGCGCAGGCCGCCCCGTGAGGAAATACTGGTAACGTCCAGGGCAGTCCCATTGCCAGCGAATATTGAAAGCTGGTTTATATTCAAGGTTATTTAAGGGGGAAAAATGAAAACTGTTAAATATGTAGCAGAGAAAGGCTGCAAGGTAAAAGTTGCCGGCGAGGAATATTTTGGCGACAAGGTTATTCCTGTCGGTGATAAAGGCTTGAACGATGAAGAGATTAAAAATCTTCTTGACAAGCGATTTATTCGCAAGATTGAACTGGATGAATCCGGTTCCGGTTCAAGTAATACCGACGGCGAGAAGGCTCTTGAAAAAATGAACAAAGAAGAGCTTTTTGCAAAGGCAGTGGAGCTTGAGATACCCGTTGATGAGTCAATGACTAAAGCTCAATTGCTTCAAGCAATAATCGACGCAGAGGCAAAGCAGTAATGGAATTCAAGGATGTTCTTGCCACTGATGTAGATAATGTTTTCTTTAATTCAAATGAATTTGCGGAAAGCGTAATCATCGACGGTAAGAGCGTCCCCATTATTCTTGATGAAGATGCACTGCAAGGAATGTCCGAGCTTTATGCAATGGGGCTGGCCGAAGGCGAACAGTTTATTTTCGTAAAAGAAAAAGACATGAACCGTTTGCCGCAGGAAGGAGATCAATTAACCAAAGATGGCAAAGAGTGGTATGTAAGGCACGCCGTGAGCAATATGGGCGTGTTTGGGATTCGGATCGGCAGGACTCGTGTTTTCGAGTAATGGGAGATTGGCATGGTAACGACAATGGTTGAATGGAGACGTTCTCAGTACAACAGCATTGTACAGCGGCTTGAAAAAATAGCAAACAAAATGACTATCAGAAAAGCTATTAACCTGGCCGCGAAACGAGCTGCTGATGCCGGAGTTACTGCCACAAAACGAGGCCTTGCTTCTGATACTACATTGAAATCAAGCGACATTGGAAAGAGCGTAAAAAAATACGTTTATGGCAGTCCGCTTGATATGTCAATCGGTATGAAGATAAGCGATACCGCACGTCCTTTGTCCAATTTCAAGTTTACGCCTAAGAATCGGATGCCGCCTGCTAAAGGTCCCGTCATAACAGAGATCTATAAAGGCGCGAAGAAAAGACAGGCTGCCCATGCCTTTGTTGCACAAATGCCTACAGGACACATTGGGATATTTGAAAGGGAAACAGAAGAGTCCCTGCCAATAAGACAACTGCCTGGACCGTCTGTTACCGGATTATTCAAGGCGAATGAAAACGTTCATAACGCAGTGTGGGACATTATCTTTGACACCTTTGAAAAACGTGTTGAACACGAACTAACGAGGTTGCTGGATGCCTGAGTTATTTGATCGTTCACCGCCTGGGCTGGTAGATGCTCTTTGTCAGCGCATTGAAAAAGTTTTACAACCGTCATTTTGGTATCCTGGCGAATTTGAAGATGAGGAATTTCATACCCCTCATGTTCATGCACAGCATTTGCCTATATCAAAAACAGAATCGAAAGAACGTGATAAGTCAAAAGATTATCCGATTGTGCAGGTTATATGTACCAGCGGGGAAATTTCTGATTTTTCAGAAGTGCCTAACGGTTCTGAAATCAAGATACAAATTCAGTTTGGCGGTTATAGCAAGGATTCAGATAATCAGGGATGGCGCATCCCAACAGCTATGCTCTGGCGAACATTACAGGATTTGTTGGCTGACACAATTATTATGGGTTATCAGCTCACAGCTCCAATAAAATGGTCGCCATTGAGCAATAAAGAACCGCCGTATTTTGCGGCGGTTTTGGAAACGGTATGGAAGGGATGCCCCCCAGCCGTTGAAGTTCCCACGGAAGATGATTTCATCAGGGAAGAAGGTAATGAGAAAATTCCTGTCGCACAGAACGAATCTGGCGAAGGTATAAATCAGGGAGGTTTATAATGGCTTATTTTCACGGAATACGGATCACTGAATCCCCCACACCGTTACAAGTACCGGTTGCGGTAGATTCTGCACTGCCTGTTGCGATAGGCGTTGCTCCGGTTCACAGATTGGAAAATCCCGCAATTGCGGTTAATAACCCGGCGTTAATTTTTAATTTCGCTGAGGGTGTTGCGGACATGGGTTACATGGACCCGAAGCACTGGAAGAAATTCCCGCTGTCCATGATGTTGTTTTCACAAATGCGTTTGCATTTAGTTTCACCTTTGGTTTTGATCAATGTCTGGAACCCTTTGAAAAACGCACAAGACGTTATGGAAAAAGACGTTCCGGTTATCAATGGTATTTTGACCATTGATGATCCTATGGCAATGATAAGCGGTGTTACTGTTCACAATACCAAAATTGGCGATCCCGATTATGTGCGGGATAACGATTACAGCCTGCGGTATGACGGCGACAAGCTGCTTATTGTTCTTGCCGAGGACGGTGGTATCCCTGCAGGAACATTGGCATTAAATGTAACGTACAAACAGGCGACAGTTGACGGCGTAACCAAAAACGACATTGCCGGCGGCGTTGATCCTGCAACAAACCAGCGGACAGGCATTGAGCTTGTTGACGAGGTGTTTCAGGTTTACCGCAAAATACCCGGCTTCCTTCTTACTCCGGGATGGAGCCACATACCGGAAATTGCGGCATTGCTCATGGGTAAAGCCGAACATCTTGAAGGAGAGTTCAGTTGTGTTGCTCTTCTTGATCTGCCGACTACTGGGCAGTATTCCAATTACCGTAACTTGCCAAAGTGGAAGAACGACAATAGTTACATAAGCGCCTATGCTTTTGCAGATTGGCCATGTGTGGCTATCGGCGAACAGATATATTATGCGTCTGTTCGCATGGCAGGTATGTACGGCGAAATTGACGGCAAGAACGCCGGTACGCCTTATGAACAGGTGTCGAATAAACATCTGTCCATGACTAATTTGTGTGACGAGGACGGAAACGTAATTCCCATGATGTCAGTTACTCAAGCCAATTTCTTAAACGAAAACGGTATTGGTACGTTCATCAATATGGACGGCTGGCGGTGCTGGGGTGTGGAAACGACAGCGTTTCCCGGCAATACGGATATCAAGGATTTCGAGCGCAGCGTCCGGAGAATGTTTATCTTTGTTCAGAATGTTGTCAACAGGACAATGTGGCAAAACATTGATAAACCAATTCGGAAACTGCTGATCGATACGATCCTGCTTACCGGCAATGAGTACCTTAATACTCTGAAATCGAGGCAGGCAATTATCGGCGGCCGTGTTGAGTTCTTGCGGGCGGATAACAATAACCAGGGAATCATGAGCGGAAAATTATTCTTCCGCGTGTACCTTACTCCGTCAAATGCAGCGAAGGAGCTGGAGTTCAATTTCAGCTATGACCCCGATTACCTTGAAGGGTTATTCGATTAAGGAGGAATGACACATGAGACCAGGAATTGGAAAATTAAACAATGTTTTCAAATTGTACAATTCAGAAACCAATAAAGCGCTTGACGGTACTGTAACCGTTGAGTTGCCGTCATTTGAATTGTTATCGGAAACATTTAAGGGCGCCGGGGTTGCAGGGGAAGTTAATGTTCCGATACCAGGCGTTATGAGTGCAATGACGGCAGTAATAAGTTGCCCTGTTATTTATGGTGAGCTCGTCGAATATCTGGAAACCGGTTCAACGAAAACCCTAGATCTCCGCAATGAAATTGTTGTCATGAATCCCGATACTCACGCCATGGAAAAAGTTCCGTCACGCTGGGTTTTGAAAGGCCCATTAAGCGGATCGAATCCAGGTAAAGTTGAACAGGCTGCCACAGGTGATGCGAGTTTAACAATGCAAGTCTACTACGTTCATCATTGGCTGGACGGCGACGACAAACTTGAATGGGATCCATTCAAATACATTTATACGGTCAATGGCAAGGATATGCTGGCAGAAACCCGCCAGAACGTTCTTGTTGGTTAATTTTTTTGGAGGAAAAAATGTTTGTAGGTACAGTAAAAGTAAAACTGTCAAATCCCATTAAGTGGGAAGGTCGTGAAATATCTGTTGTGGAATTAGACTTTGGAAAAGTCAACGCAGCAATTATTAACCAGGCGGAACGTGATGCTTTAGGAGATGGCAATGTGGCCATTCTCCGGCATTTATCTTCGGATTATTGCAGTCGTTTGGCGGCGTCAATATCAGGTTTAGCTTTCAGGGTAATCGAAAAATTACCCTTTTATGATTTTGAAAAGATATGGCAGACGGTCGCTGCATTTGTAAACCACAGAAACCCGCAGAAATTTTACGATCAGTTTACCGCTAATGAAAATGTCGAAGGCGATGAAGAGCCGGGTTTTACAGAACCGGCAGAGAAGCCGGAGACAGAACCGACAGAGAAACCGGAACCCGAAACGGCAGAGAAGCCGAAGGAAAAATCAGCAGCGAAGTAAATGTATTTGCTTATGACAGCCCTTCTAGGTATTTAAGAGGGCTTTGTCTGGGAATCGCGATGGTTGCACATACTCCGATAACGGAACTGGAAAAAATGCCGTTGTCGGAGTTATTGGCATATAACACAGAGCTTGAAAACGTTTTGAAAGAAATAAACAAGCCAAAGCCGGGGGGATAAATGGCAGCGTCCAAAAAAACAATTTGGGATTTAGCTCTCGAAATTACAGGGGATGATAAAAACGCATCCACTGCCCTCCGGCAAGTTAAGAAAAATATTCAAGACGTACAGGCCGCCGGCAAACAGCTTGGCAATGATTTCAAAAACTTTGCCAGCAATGCCGGGAAACTTGCGCTTGGTGTTGCCGGAGGCATAACTGCTGTAACAGCCGGTGTTATTACAATGGCTAATTCATTCGCCGAGGCCGGAGATAAAGCAGCCAAAACTTCTGCTGCCCTGGGCATTGGGATTGAAGCATATCAGGAGCTGACTTATGCCATGGGTCAATCCGGGTTAAGCGCTCAGGAGTTTGATTCTGCATTACAAAAATTCAATCTTACTGTTCGGCAGGGTGCCGCCGGAAATGAAGCAATGGCAAGGCAATTGGAATCTGTTGGGTTATGCGCTCGAAAGCTGGCAGGCATGGCGCCGGAACAGGCGTTTGAACGGATATCCGATTATTTGCAAACTTTGCCGAACGATGCAGAACGTACCAGGGTTGCGGTTACTCTTTTTGGAAAAACAGCCGGGCCAAAGATGATGGCTGCTATGGCTCAGGGAAGCGAAGGGTTACGACAGCTTGGGCAAGAAGCCAGGGATTTAGGCATTATTATTTCCGATGAACAGGCAAGGGCTTCCGAAGAATATCTTGACGCACAATCGCGGCTTAAACAGTCATTTACAGGAATGAAAAATCAGTTTATCGGTTCGGCAATAGGTCCTCTCACAGAAGCATTTGATCATCTTAAAAACGCTATGGTAGAACAGATGCCGGCAGTAAGAGAGCTGGGGCAAAAGTTTGGTCAATGGCTTGGCGAATTGGTAAGACGACTTCCGGATGTAATCGCAAAGATAAAAGAATTTGGTGCATGGATAAAGGAAACTGTTAATCGTGTTGTTGATTTTGTTGGGGGTTGGAAGAATGTCGCTAAAATACTTGCCGGGCTGGCTATTGCTCCTACTCTTATAAGCGGATTAAAAGTTCTTTTCTCATTAGGGAAATTTATTAAGGTTGCTTTTACGGCAATAGGCCCGATTCTAACTGGATTAAAAACAGCCGGACTTGTTGCGTTAAAGGGAATAGCAGTCGCAGCAGCTCCGGTTATTGCGATAATTGCGGCCATTGCTGCGGTTGTGATTACGATTATTCGTAATTTTCAGGAATTAAAAGCCTATGCCTTGAATTGTATTGCGGAAATAAAAAGCGCTTTTGGCGGCGGCGCCAACAGTATGAATGTTGACTGGGAGAAAGTTAAAGAGGTTGCGCTTTTAGTATGGGAAATAATTGAGCGGGTTATTGTAGGCGTTCTTAAAAATGTAATGGCTGCTATAACCGGCGCCATAAAAATAATAATAAATGCGGTCAAAGTAGTATGGAATGTTTTTGCAATTGTATTTGAGGCAATAAAAACAATAATAACCGTCGTTGTAAAAATATTCCAAGGTGATTTTGAAGGTGCGTTCCAGGCTATACAGAATTTCCTTGGAGTATTCAAAGAACGCTTTTCAAACATCATGGAAGCTATAAAAAATATTTTCGGTGCTATAGGAGACTTTTTCAAAGCAGTATTCGGAAATGCAATCGAAGTCGTAATGACCATTGTTGATAAATTAGCTGATAAGTTTGGCGGCGTATTTGAAAAGATAAGAGCTGTTGTTCAGGGTTTTGTCGATTTCTTCAAAAAAGCCTTTGAAGGAATAAGCAATGTTATCAGCGGTGTCGGTAATTTCCTTGGAGGTATAGGCGAAAAGGTCGGCGGTCTGTTTGGCAGAAATAGAAGTTCAGTTCCCGGCCATGCAGAAGGCGGAATATTCAGAACACGTCATATTGCCGAAATTGCAGAAAAAGGAGCTGAGGCGGTAGTTCCATTAAACAAATCACAGCAAGGATTTGATATTTGGCGCCAGGCCGGAGAGATTGCCGGATACATGGAGCGCATGAGCCAGCAGAGCGCAACAGAAACATCCGCTGTAAGCAGACCGGCAACGCCCCCCATTATGCAAGCGGCAGCCCAAAGGGTTTCCGGAGGGGATAATGTTATCAATGTTAATTTCACGCAAAACAATACGTTTAGCGGGGCTTCCCCGAGCGGTGAAACAATAAATCAAATATCCGCGGCAGGCCAACAGGCAGCAGATGATTTTGAAATAAAAGTAAAAGCAGCTCTGGATAAAATAATTCGTAACCAGAACAGAGTGAGTTACGCATGAAGCAGTACATGGCAGCCCAGGGCGATGTTTGGGATTATTTAAGCTGGAAACTTTATAAAGACGAAGGCTTTACTCATGTTCTGCTTGAAGCCAATCCTGCGCTGCGTCACATAGTACAATTTGAAGTTCCGACAATGATAAATGTTCCGGATAAGCCGCAATCGAGGGCGCCGTCAACGGCGAACCTTCCCCCATGGAAGAAGGTTTGATATGGCAGATCCAAGACGTTCATTTGTAGAAGTTGAATATCACGGGCAGGACATTACAGAGGCAGTAACCGAAACGGTAATAAGCCTACAGTACGTTGATAAAGCGAGTAACGAATCAGACGAATTAAATATTGACGTACATGATCGTGATGGTAATTGGCATAACGATTGGTACCCGAAAGCCCATGTTAGTGAAGAATCCAGCCCTGCAGGATATGACTATACGGAAATGGCAGAAGCATTGCAGAGAGGAACGAGTGCTGCCAATCTCCAAAGAATGATAGAAGAATCAGATTTAACTCCGGAGCAAGGAAGAACACTTCATACCGTTACGGCTTCCGCAGGATGGATGGAATATGCCAGAGCTAATCCTCAATACAGAGGCGTTGAAGGGAAATTAAAGTTAATATACGACATTAAAGGCGAAACTCCTCCCGGGGAACCCGCTGTCAATAATGCTGTCTCCGGAACGATACTGCGTGTCAAAATACATACGGAAAATTGGGATAACGAAGGAGGCAGCGGAACATTAGATTGTGGCGCCTTTGAAATTGATACAGTTGATTTTACCGGCCCTCCGGATAAAGTTGCAATTAAAGCCCTTTCCGTTCCGATATCCACAGGTACAAGCCGCGAAAAAAAAACAAGGGCTTGGGAAGATACTACGTTACAAAGAATAGCGCAGGATATAGCAAACAATGCCAGACTTGAATTGATATACGAAGTGGAATCGAGCATACAGCTTGACCGTGTTGAACAAAGCAAACAGACAGATATGTCCTTCTTAATGGATTTGTGCGTTCGTTACGGTGTTTCTTTGAAAGCCACTGATGGAAAAATTGTTTTGTTTGAGGAATCGGTTTATGAGGCAAAACCCCCAGTTGATACATTTGATAAATCAGAAGTAGGAAATCGCATAATAGATTATTCGTTTACTCAAAATACTAGCGAAACGGTAAGTAAAGTCGAATTGTATTATAAGGACCCGAAATCAGGCATGGTTGCCAAAGGTGAATTCGCTCCTCCCAATCCCCCGGAAACAGGTCAAAAGTTAATGCTGAATGAACGTCCTGGAGATATGAGAGGGGATAATTTTAGAAATGGGATTGACAATGGCTCCGGAAGTTCCGGCGGTACTTTTGATACCGGTATGCATCCATTTAATGACATAACAGCAGATTTTACCCGGCCCAGATCAGATGTTACAGATAACTCTAACAGAATTTGCAAAGCAAGGTGTCGAGAGAGAAATAAAAAAGAATGGACGTGTACATTGACGATGATCGGGAATATTAAAATGGTCGGCGGTGTAACAATTGATTTGACAAATTGGGGCAAGTATTCGGGCAAGTACATGGTCGATATATCGACACATAAAACACCGGGATACGAAACCATTGTCAATGCTCATAAGGTTTTGGGGTATTAGCATGATACATCAGGGACAAACGACAGAACGCAATTTGAAATCCGCATCAGCTCGTGTTGGTTTTGATGATCTGGCGGAAACCGTATCGGGACAGTTACAGGTTTTATTTCCGGCGGCCGGCGGCTGGAATTTTTTCTGGACACCTAAAGAAGGAGACCAGGTTGTAACAAGTCGTTTGTCAAACGGCGCCGAAGAGGGCTATATCATGGGCAAGGTTTACACTGCCAATAAAATGCCCCAGGGCGGAGCGCCTAATATTATTTTATTGATAAGCGACGACGGGAAAAACATTGTTCGGTTTGACGCAGATAAAGGCACATTAGACTTGGTATGCGATAAGAAGGGCACATTGAAGTTTGAAAACTTGGACATAGAAGTAAAAGAACATACCTACATTAAAACGAAAACTTTACATGTGGAGGTAGAGAAATCGGCTGACATAGAAGTAGGCGAAAATGTAACCAACAAGGTTGGCGGAAATGTTGACACATCGGTAAGTGGTGACGTTACAACGAATGTGGGCGGTAGTATAACCGAGAAGGCCGGCGGAACACATACAAACAATGGTTCGTCGGTACTGCACAATTAAGGGGATAAGATGCCGGCAGTTGCACGAGTAGGTGATACACACGAAGGTATTTGCAGTCATGGAGCGCCATGCTGTCCGCATAGTGTTTCCGGGCCGATTGTAGCAGGCAGCCCAGATGTGCAAGCGAACGGTATACCTGTAGCACGGCTAGGCGATGCAATTACGCATAGTTGCCCACATTGCGGAACAGGGAATGTGTCGTCAGCATCTGGTACGGTGAAGGCAAACGGCATAGGTATTGCGCGGTTGGGTGATAGTGTCGTTTACCCGGGCGGGGGCGGAACGATTGTTTCTGCAAGCCCGAATGTTTTTGCAGGAGGATAAATGTTAATTGGCTCATGGGGACCGTTAATTTTTCAAGTCTCAGGCATTGGTGCGCTTACATTTTCCGAAATAACGCAGGATTCTTCCGGACGTTGGGCAATCCATGAACCGATAAACACAGTTCCGATTTCGGAGTTCTTAGGTCCAGGGCAGGACCAAATAGAAATGAAAATTATTTTATCAAAAATGCTCGGAACAAATCCTAAAGTAAGTTTTGCGCTGTTAAGGCAAATGATCCGTAGCGGGCAAAATTTTCCATTGATATTAAGAGGCGTTCCGTTATCGGAAAACTTGTGGTACCTGCAGGAAATGAACGGCGTTTCTTCATCTTTCGCTCCCGGAACAGGCGACATTTTATGGACAGCGCTGTCGTGTATTTTTAAGGAGTACAAATAATGGAACAGTGGGTAACATTGGATTCTTTACCAACCGAAATGGTTTTTGGCGCAAAAGATGTTTTTGATGTTATACAAAATGTCAGAACTATTTTAACTACTCCAAAAGGTACGCAGCCGCTTGATCGTGATTTTGGGATTTCACTTGAATTTTTAGACAGCCCTGTATTAACAGTACGGGCAAGAGCCGAACAGGAATGTTTCATGGCAATAAGAAAGTATGAGCCCAGGGCGGTACTCAAGGAAATAAAATGGGACATTGACGTTTTAAGCGGCAAATTTTGGCCGGATATTTTAATCCAGGTGGTGAAATAATGAGTTTTGAAAATTTACAATTTGCGCAGGATGATGCGCGTGTTTTGGCTGATAAATTAAAAGAGTTTTATGAGGCAGTACGCCGCGCCCATGGTGAACCGGGCTTTAAGCTGGCTTTGGCAGCTCCCGAAAGACTTATCCAGTTGACGGAAGCCGCAATTTTGGCACAGGTAAACCATGACATTGATTATGCCGGCAAAGGAAACCTTTTATTTTTTGCTGACGAAAATACCATTGAACATATTGGCTATTTGTATGGTGAAAGGGGCAAGCGCATGGCTGCTTCATACTCTCTTACCACAATTCGTTATACATTGTCGGTAGAACGTACCGTAAAAACAATAATTCCGAAAGGTTATCGAATAACTCCAGATAATCAGGTTTTCTTTGCCACATTGCACACGTTGGAAATTGAACCTGGGCAATTATACGGTGATGTAGAAGCGCAATGTCTTACTCCGGGTGTTATAGGCGACGGTTTTGAAATCGGCGAAATAAAAAACATGGTTGATCTCGTTCCGTTTGTTGTATCGGCTGAAAATATATCGCTTTCACACAGCGGAGCTGAAAAAGAAGATATAGATGAGTACAAGGCAAGACTTCAAATGCTGCCGGAATCGTTTTCGGTTGCTGGGCCAGACGGAGCATACGAATTTTGGGCAAAAACTGCGAACCCTGGGATAATTGATGCAAAGGTCTGGATGCCGGATTTGGACATGGAATCTTTTGCGGATTTTCTTTCACATTGGGGAATAACCGATCCCCTGGGATTCTATCAAGCACTGGGTGATTACTACAGAGAAAGCGGTACCGGGCCGGGAAACGTAAACGTAACTGTTTTAATGAAAAATGGCGAACTGCCAGCCGTGGAAGTATTAAGCCAGGTTAAAGAAACTTTAAGCAGCAGAAACCGACGGCCGCTGACTGATAATGTCCATGTAGTGGAACCCGTACCTGTTCCGTTTAATGTTTCATTCCAATACTGGATAGAAATTGAAAGAGCAACAGAAGCGACCTCGATTATAAACGCTGTTAATAATGCGACAGATCGATATATCGCATGGCAACAATCCCGTCTTGGTCTGGACATAAACCCTGACATTCTCCGTAAGCTCATTATGGATTGCGGAGTAAAACGCCTAGAAGTTTTAGAACCGGAGTTTACGGTTTTGGAAATAAATGAAGTTGCACAATTTGACGGAGAAAAAACAGCGACTTATGAAGGCTTAGAGGACGTATAAATGGATTTAAGCAATATTTCAATATTGAATTTAATGCCCCCCAATCTGGCAGCAGATAAAAATATAAAAATGGTTGCCGAGGCGTTTGATAAGGCATTACTGGAAATAATAAACAAAATCCCGCAAGTGGCAATTATTCCGAATTTAGTATTGGACAATATTGTAAATGAAACGCTTATTGACTTATTGGCATGGCAATTCCATGTAGATTTTTATAATCCGAACCTGCCAATAGAAACAAAACGTGAATTAGTTTTGAAATCTCTTGACTGGCATTATCGAAAAGGAACGCCGTCGGTTGTAGAGGAAATTGTTTCAACAGTTTTTTCGAGGGCTGAAATTCAAGAATGGTTTGATTACGGCGGTCTGCCCTACCGGTTCCGGATTGGTACAGATGAGGAAATGCCGGACGCAGAAACCAGGGCAAGTCTTATTCGGGCAATAAACAGCGTAAAAAATACCCGTTCGTACTTGGACGCAATAGCAACAATAATGTTCTTTGAAGATGAATTCCATGTAACAGATTCTTTGACGATGACCGTTCATGTCAATCGGTTTGAAGATCATTATGGCAATAGATTTTTGTTTAATGGTGCTGCAAAGTTTGACGGAAAAACCCGTAATGAATGGGTTTATGCAAATGGAAAGTTTAACGGCAAACATACTTTTAATGGGGAGCTTCCTTTTGGTGGAAGTAAAAAGTTTGACGGGGGATTTAAGTTTGACGGTGATACAAAGTTTGACGGCATCAGCATAGGAAAAATTAAAAATCCGCACAGCGCAATACCGCCGTTTAAGTTTTCTTCATGGATTGGCGACACGTTAAGCCTTTCGATAGGTGATTTGAACCATGAGGACACGCAGCGGGCGCCATTATGGTTTGACGGTTCTGTAAAGTTTGACGGCGGTTCAAAGTTTAACCGGGTAAGTCAGTACCCAATGAACGATCCCATTGACGGCATAAGAAACAGTAAATTTAACGGCAGCACTGTTTTTGACGGCAAATATCAATTTTCTAATGTCTTTAAGGACAGTATCAAAATAGGACATGCAGATAACGCCATGAGCGATGTCATGGGTTCAAGCGATGAAATGTCAATGAGCATTTATAAACACCGGTTATTCAACGGAGCCTACCATTTCAATGGCTTTATTAAGTTTGACGGCGTTCCATCTGTAACGGTGGAATAAAACAATTTTAGGGAGGTACACATGGAAAATTTTACCGAGAAGGTTCCTTTGCGGGGCATTTTTGAAATGAAGGTATATAAATCCGGAAAGCTCATCGAGGAAGTAGTGGATGAAAACCTTATTGTGAATGTCGCAAAAGAGCAAATGGCGCGCCTTGTGTCAGGCGAACCACTAAACAGGCACATTTCACTAATTGCCTTCGGTACAAGTAACGTAGATCCGGCGCCAACAGATACCGTTATCACCGGGCAATGGTCGAAATCGGTATTGGGCTATTCGTTTCCAGTAAGCGGAAGGGTGCGCTTTAATTGGGTGCTTAACGTTTCGGAAAACAACGGCATGGCAATCCGGGAGTTCGGTCTTTTGACGGCAGACGGAAAACTGTTTGCCAGAAAAACAAGAACGAACCCGCTCAATAAAGAATCGGATATTTCGATTGAGGGCAGTTGGACCATCATATTTTAATAGGCCAGGAGGAATAATATGGCGAATATACAAGTACCACAAAATCCGGGATTCCCTGATGTTTACCAGTGGGAACTAAACGACGATGTAATTGGGGGGCCTGAGGGTACTGCTACCAGGCCGATACGCCAATTAACCGAACGAACCGCAAATGTCAATAAAAGAGTTGCGGAAATTGAAACGCTGATAGAAAGCGGGGAAATTGGCGGCGGGGGAACGCATAAGAATTATGGCAATGTTCCTTTCCTTTTTGCCAGCGATAAGCGAGAACTTTCGCTCATTGACGGCGGGGAGCTTGATGTCGAATCTCTGCTTGATACTGGAAATCTTGTCAACGGCAAGGACTATTATCTTTTTGAGTGTTCTTCACCTAATGGAGAAAAATCTTATAAGGTTAGTCTTACAAAATCAGCTCCCCAGGGAATGAACCCAGAGGACGTTGAACTTATTGGGGGCTTCCATACATTGTGTGTTGACGTTGGTGCCGGGCTTACCTATTCCGAAGGTGAAGAAGTAAAAACACATCCTTTGATTGGATACGTTGCCGGGGATATTCTGCCCGCGTCGGTTTGGTGTCTTAATCACCGGCCGTATTCAGAACCGGAAGGCATGGTTTACATTAAAAGCTTAGATTTTTGGTGTGATATTTATTTGCAGTCCGGAAGTGGAGAATATACCAAATCAGAATACCAGGGCGCCATCACAAGAAACCGTCAGTACGTTGATTTTGTTGAAGATCAATTCTGCGTTCGGAAACAATTATTAGACGATGCAGAATTTGCAGCGGCTATGCTTGGTTCAAACGAACAAACATCAGTTGCCGGCGCAAGTGAAGCCGGAGCAACAACCAACGGAGCCGGGGGCCGGGTAGACACTGCCAATAGAAGAATGATCTCAGTTTACGGTGTTGAGGAAGGCTGCGGGTCTTTATGGCAGTGGTTAAACTCCACTGGCGGCGGCGGGGCTGTAGGATCAGCACATATCGGATCAGGTTGGCAAGCAATGACGACATCGGCTTATGGACCTTACGCGCAAAATGGCGGAAAGGGTAGCTTTTGGGGTCTTGCAATCGCTCTGCTGGCGGGTGGCGATTGGAGCACTGCTGCGGGGTGCGGTTCGCGGGCTCGTATTGCGAATCATGCGCGGTCGTGCTCGAATGCGGACTGCGGCGGTCGGGGGCGGAGCCGTCCAATGCGGAGCATTGGGTAGGCTCTTGACACGGAATTCGGATATGGCGATAATACGTTATTCGGACTTAAACGTGATTCGTAGAACGAGGAAATTTTTATATCCAAAAATTTCATATCGCCATAATCCTACCGTGAAAAATTTTTACAATAAACAACACTCGTAAATTATTATCGGGTGATTTCAGGAGGATATAATGGTCTATTTGGTAAAAGACAATACAGACAGCGTACGAATTTTTTATTCCGAAGCTGTTATGAAAGCAGCCGGATTCTCGAAAGCGGGTAAAACCGTAACCGAAGAAGAATTTAACAGCAATGGTTGTTATGCTAGAGTAGTTGACGGCAAAATAGTCGTGGGCAAAACCCCGGAAGAAAAGGCCGAAGCTGAAAAACAGGAACAGATAGCGGAAATCATGGGAGAGCTTGAGGAAATTGACCGGGAATCGGGGGCATCCCGCCATGTCCGGGACGTATCAGTTTCCGCAGGGGTGGTTTTGGATGCTGTCCGTATTCTCATGTCCAGGTTCTCAAAGGAGCTGAGCGTAAACATTCCGGCCGGGTTCGGTGCCGGCGCCGCTTCCGCAGCAGATATTTTGGCTCTTGCGCCGGCCGCCAACGCATCGGTAAAGGAAAAAGAGGACTTTGCAGTGCATAAGGCTCTCTTACTGGTCAGCCACTTTGACCCGTCAATTAACCCAGGACTAACCAGAATGACAGAAGCCGAAAAAAAGGCTATTCCGTTTCGTTCAAAGCTTGCGGAGCTGGCATAATCACGCTATAATAAATCATTCCGGTTTTGGCCGGGATGAGCGGATAGTCGTATTCCCACTCTGCTGGCAGGTGGCAATTGGAACAATGCTGCGAGGTGCGGTTCGCAGGCTCGTAATGCGAATAATGCGCGGTCGAACTCGAATGCGAACAACGGCAGTCAGGGGCGGAGACATAGGGCGTGCGTGCGTATGCTAACTCTACGGCTGGATTGTCTGCTCTGTCGAGTTGCTTAAGTCAACCGGCAAAATACGAAAAAGAGGAATTGCATTGTTAGTAACCTTTTGGCGAAAGCAATGCAGTTCAATTTTGAGGACTCTCTTATGCGTCGTCAAGGTGGTTTGTGGCCCTTGATAACCGACATGGATAATATACGCCGGGCTTTTCATAGGGCAGCATTGCATAAAAGCAAACATAAAGGCGTAATAAAAACAACAGAGAATCTGGAAGAACGTCTTGAAGCTATTCATCTTTCCCTTGTAAATAAAACCTTCAAAACTTCTGCGTATTGGGAGAAAACAGTACACGAACCAAAAAAGCGGACAATATATGTTCTGCCTTTCTACCCTGACAGGATTGTCCAGCACGCTTTAATGTCTCTGGTTACTCCGATTTGGGACAGGCTTTTTATTTATGACTCATACGCTTGCCGGGATAAGAAAGGTATTCACTCCGGAAGCCTTAGGGCAATGGAGTTTGTCAGAAGAAATAAGTACGTTCTGAAATGCGACATCAGTAAATTTTATCCGTCCGTTGACCATGATATTCTCATGGAAATAATAAAAAGAAAAATTAAATGCCCTGATACCCTTTGGCTTATCGAGGATATTGTCCGCAGTTTCCCCGGCGGAAAGAATGTTCCGATTGGTAATTATACCAGCCAATGGTTTGGCAATTTGTACATGAACGAGGCTGACCAGCTCATAAAACATGACCTGCAGAAAAAATACGGCCGGATCGATTATATCCGGTACTGCGATGACTTTTGTCTGTTTCATAACGATAAAAGTATTCTTAAAAAATGTCGTGATGAATTACGAATATTTTTAGATGAAAAATTAAAACTGAAATTTAGCAAGTGTGACATTTTTCCAATATCCCAGGGCGTTGACTTTTTAGGATACCGACACTTTGTAAAATACAAATTGCTCCGGAAGAGTACAACAAAACGTGTCCGCAAGCGGCTGGCTGCTCTGCCGTATCTTTACGAAAAAAAGAAATTAACCTTTGAACAGTTCCGGTCATCGGTTGCTTCGACTTATGGATGGATGAAACACGCCAATACCCATAATTTAAGTGTGAAAATCCAGCTTAAAGAGCTGATGAAATTTGTGGGAGAACAACAATGAATAAATTTAGTGAGTTTGCAGACACGACTATTTCGCCGGTAATGGATGGCAAGAAAATGACACTTGACGAAGTTCTTAATAAAGAAATCCATGTGCTGCGGTACAAAGTGAAGAAAACGAAGTTTGCCGAAGCAAAAAACCCTGACTGTCTTACGGTTCAGTTTTCCTTTCCGGAAGATGAAAACACCCGCTTTGTTTTTTTCAGCGGATCTTCGGTCTTAATGCAGCAGTTGGAAAAATACGAAGATAAGCTGCCATTTACGGCCACAATTAAGAAAATAGGGAAATATTTTACCTTTTCATAAAACCCTTGACTATATAATTACAGGGAATTATACTCATTATTGAAAAGATAATCTAAGAAGGCGACCGAAAACGCGGAGCCCTCTATGTCGATACCGAGCAACGGTGTCGCCATAGGGGGCTTTTTTTTGGTTAAAACTGGAGGGGGAAGCATCAATGAATGAGGAATTATTAGCCATGGGGTTTTGGAAAGGGTTCTGGTTCTCAGTAAAAAGTCATCCTGAGGTATTGCGCTCATTCATTATTGGGTTTTTTGCACTTATAATGGCGATTCTATTTATCATTGCTGCGAAGTTACGACTTTTCAAAAGGTTTGAAATCGGAAAAAGCGGCTTATCAGTACACGCAAGAGACAAAGAAAAGGAATTCCAGTCTGGCAATACCGAACACATAATCAGGGATAATATTCAACGGCTGGACCTTGAGCTGATGGATTTTGCTTCTGAAAAAGCCACTCAATTACGCCGAAGCCTGGCTATTGAATTAAACAAAGGCGTAAAATGTGCTTCTATCCGAAAAAGTTTATCATCTGCTTTGCGTTATCCGCTTTTTCAGGCTTCCATGAGGAATAATTTCAAGTATGTTCTGCGGCCGGAAAACTTTGATTATTACATTGAACGGTTATTAAGGGAAATATCTCTTGAATATGAAGAGTATGCCATTGAACACGCCTTATCTTACTGCCCCAACGATGAAGAAAAAAAATGCCCTTGTATTCCGTTATGGGAAAACATAAAAAACGCTTTGGAAGATCGTTTGCGGGAAGATTGGGCAATTCCTATCAAACAGAAAAGCATAGATATTTGTAACAAAAAAATCGACGTTTACCGCAATTTTATCAAAACATTTGAAGAGTTGGGTGATGTTGTAAAAATAAAAGTGACGGAACACTGTATCGACAAAAACAGGGGCTATATCGAGGCCTTTGTAAGAAAGCCAGGGCTGAGGACTAATTAAAATGGGGCGCATTGTTACATGGTGCAAACATTGTTACCAGGTAATCTCGCATAAATGCGATGAAAGTATTGATGAAAATAAAGACGAATATCAAGAATGCGCTGCTTGTAAAAGGAAAAAAGACGAGTTGAAAAACAATAAGCCCAAAGAGGAGAAAAAAGATGACTGATGAAAAATGGTCAACAGGAAAATTTTTTATTGGTGTAGTTAAGGTAATTGTGAACATGGCCACAGTTTCATGGGTGGTTTACACGCTCATAGCCTATACGATACTCCAGAAAATATTTATTGCAACCAACGGTGAACTGAACGCCTATTTAACATCCCCGGTCATGATCATTCTGGTTTCCGGCTGGGTAGTGGTATCGGTCATCATGGGCTGCAATCTGCAAAAGGCAGTTTCCACAATGGTTGAAAATGCAAAACTTACCGCTGAATTCAAAGCAGGTGCATCTATAAATAAAAATATTACTGCGGACGCAGCGCAGGTTATTGAGGCGCTGAAAAAATAAAACCAGAGGAGTATAAAATGCACATTAACGTATCAGAAGGAAGAATGAACTTTTCACAGCGGAACAATGAACGTGATCCGCATAATGCCTGCAACGTAACAAGTATGGTAATGGCACTGGCTTATCTTGATTATGTATTTCCGAAAGGAAAGTACGATCAGCCGGAAGATAATCTGCATGACCATATTTCTAACAACCCCGAATGTGTAAAACATTACAGCGACTTTGTTTCAAAAAATCCTTGGGCAGCAGGCATACCCCCTATGCAAATTCACGACATACTTTCATGGTGTACAAACCACTGGATCGGAAAACAGGTCACAAGCTTTTCCACAAATCGTTCAACACCTACAATCTTTGCAGAATTAAGAAGCGGAAAGCCGATAGTTTTATCCGGTGATTTCCCCTTTGTAACATCTAAGGGAGTCAGAACAACCCTGGGACACATTGTTGTACTGGTCGGTGCAGAATGGAATGAGGGAAACTCCGGCAACCCTGACAGAGTAATTATTGACGACCCATACGGCAATACGCTCAATAATTTTCAGGGCTCAGGGAATGACGTGGTTCTTTCCTGGGATCAATTCGTCAAGTGGATTAAACCCCATAATTCTACGGCGATAAAATGGGGACATTTTTTCAAAAATCCAACGGAGGTATAAATGGTTTTTGAAGTAAGTTCAGACAATTTCAGGATCGCAAATTCCGGCATTGGGGAAAACTTCTGGTCAAAAAAAGGAAGGACGGATTATCGTTTTGAAGTCAGCCATGAGGATAAAACAATTTATGTTATTGGCAGGCCTTCAAGTGAACGTAAAGACTGGTTAGATAACCTGGACTTTAGAATTGCAAGAGCGATAAAAAATCTGTTCTCTCCGGAAGAGAAAGAACCTAACAAACCCAAGTATTGGTTCAAAAACAGAAAAGACATAAAGGTTCATGCCGGATTCCTTCGGCAGTATGAAGCAGTACAAGAAGAGTTTTTAGCTTTGCTTGAAAAATATCCAGATTATGAAGTGAAAATCTGGGGCTTTTCCCTGGGAGCAAGCTGGACACAAATACTGCTTGAGGATTTTGTTTTCTGGGCCTATATCAAGAAAAAATGGCCAGAAAGAAAGGTTGCCGGCATTTTCTATTCTTGCGGAAACCCCTGGCGGAAATTACCGAAGGAGATTTGCAAGTTAGTGAAAAAGGTTTCAACCTTTGTTATTCCCTGGTGGGACCCGGTAACATGGATGCGTGTGCTTCGGTTCTTCCGCTATGGGAAGGAAATTAAAATTGGGAAATGGTACCGGTTCTGGCCAATCCAACATCATCCGGAACAAATTATCAGAGCCTTAGACGAAAGGAGTTAATTATGAGGAGGTTATTTTATGCGTTTATTATCATTGCGTTATTCGTTGGGTGTAAAACTGCTCCCACTCATCCTGGCCTTAATCCTGATGACGTTTGGGCAGACGCCGCTCTGGTCGCAGGACTCAGAGCCGAGATTGCCCAGCTCGAACGAGACATTGCTGACATGGAACTCAATAGCCGAGAGATTTCAGACAGAATTGAACGGATTACAGACCGACTTGTCAGCGGCCTTGATAGAGGCAGAACAATCGAGGACATATTCAGAGAGATTGACGAGTTTGTACGGGCGCTCATTGAGGAGAATATCAGACTTAGAAATCTTCGTGGATCAGATTGGGGAGAGGATGCAGGCCCGGGACATGGATTTATACTGGGCTTATCTGGATATCGAAGAGCTTGAGGATCAGGTAAGCAGCCTTGAAAAAGACAAATTGAAAATGTTAATCGTGATTATTGTTATGGGGGCGGTGATACTTGGGGGCGTCGCTTTCTTTTTAATAAAGTTATACCTCAAGGCCAAAGTTCCATTGCGTTGCTGACCGGCAACGGTTTTCTCTCATTTTTTCCTCCTGCCCGTATGTCTATGGCATACGGGCTCTTTTTTATATGACATTTGTAATATTTTTCACGGAAAATTAAAGCAAAATACATCCCCGTGCCATATATAACCGGAGGCACAAAATGATTGATATGTTTTTGGATATGCTTAAAAAGCAGAGAGACGTGTATGTCTTTACCCAAATTGTTTTTAAGATGGAAGCGGGGAAAGATGCAGAGATCAATTTCATTGAGGAAATTATTGGCCATGACATTACGGTTATGCTTGACCTTGTGGACACTATTGAACTGAAGCTGATAAAGGCGCTGGGAGTAAAGGATTATTTTGGTTCTTCTCCTCAATAGCCCAAAATTGTTCCACTGATGGTTTTTCCTTCTGGTGGGCAGCAAGCCTTTCCAGAAGGATAGGGTTATCGTACTGGTCTGTCATCTTGACGGATTTATGCCCCATGAACTCCCGCAGAACCTGGGCAGATAACAGCGTCCGCATCCGGGTATTGTAGGTATACCGCAGGCAGTGGACCGTAAGGCGCCGGTTCTCATGGTCAATCCCCATGCGGTCCAGGCCAAATTTGAACCTGTCCAGGACATAGTAACCAGTAACAGGCTTTTTCCGGTACGAGAAAATCATCCCAGGGAAGTCCGGAACTTCTGGATTTCTGTTAAGCCAGCGTTCCAAAATCTTAAGGGTGATTTCCGGGATAAGAACTGCTCGGCTGCGGGTTTCTTCCTCTGTTGCTTTTTTCAGAGGGCCTAGCTGTCCCAGATCATCGAGGGCGCGGTCGATAACAAGCCCTGAATGCTGGATACTTATTTGCTCATTGTGCAAAGCCCGAACTTCTCCGGAACGCAGGCCTGCGGAGACGGCAACGCAAAAGAGGGTTCCGAACATTAAGCCCCATTCGTCTCGTTCCTTCCGCATATCATCCGGCCGCTTCCATACGTTTATCAGCTCCTTTTCATCGGGCGGGAACAGGGCGGTTAGTTCTTCACTGGATAGAACATCTTGCCGTTTACCGTTCCGCTTGAACGGTTCAAACTCCGGGATTATCTCCAGAAGCCCGGCTTTCTTGGCTTCTCTCATTATCAGCTTAAAGGTGTATACAATGGAGTTTCTACAGGAATTAGAAATTTTTTGTTCAAGCAAATAGTCATCAATGGCTGTCGGCCGGATTTTATCAAAGGTATATTCTCCGAACCTTGGAAGAATGTAATTAACCAAAAACCTGCGGTGCTGGGTTACCGTTGGCGGCTTTAAGATGTGCCCTTTTTCTGCCCAGCGTTTTAGGTGCGGAGCTTCCGGCGTGAACATATCCTTGGCAAAATCTTTGACTTTGACGGCGTGCAGAACTGACAGGCTATCGGTAACCTGCAGCTTCCTCATAAGGTAATTTATGAGAGCCTGGGCGCCGGCTTTTGCTTCACCTTCATTTTTCGGATAACGGTGCCGGGCAAGTTCGTCCGGAAGTCTTTTGAACGATTTTAATTTCCATCCATTGCAGATATGGTGTGGCAGCCCGGAAGTATGGTTAAGGGAAAACCGAAATGTCTCTGAATCAGACCTTGGGTAAATGGTATACGGATCTGGAATTCTACTCAT